ATAAAAAAGTTGGAGAAGAAAAACAAAAAGTTAAATCAATAAAATATTCTGTATTATATATGAAAGCAATTAAAGCACTACAGGAAGCACAAACAAGAATTGAAACTTTAGAAACTAAAGTTAAAACATTGGAGGATGCATAATGGCTAAAACAACAATAGCAACAGGTGGAATAGCAGACGCTGCAGTAACTAAAGCTAAATCAACAGGTCTTAGCACACCAGCTTGGGATGCAAGAGCATCTGCAAATCAAACTGGTTTAACAAGTGGCGGTTGGACTAAAGTACAATTTGATACTGAAATTTTTGATTCTGACTCTGCATACGATACAACTAATGATAAATTTGTTGTTCCTAGCGGGGAAGGTGGGAAGTACTTCGTTGTGGCTTCTGCTAAAATAAATGATGCAGGCACAGCTACACTTCTAGGTACCGGCATGAGATTAACAGTTGGTGGAAGTAATGTAAAACAAGCTGTTAATTTTATGGTTAATGGTACAATGAATACTGAAGGAAAAACTGTTGCTGCAATTTTAAATTTATCCGCCGCTGACGAAGTAGAAGTTTATGCATATGCACAAGATAACGGTGGCAGTGCTTGTAGTATTACTGGTGGTTCAGATTATGATACTTACTTTTCTGGGTTTAAATTAGGAGTATAAATGAGTATATCAAATAAAATAACATTATATTTAGGAAGAACACCAGACTTTTTATCAGAAGTAATTATACAGGATGATGGCTCTGGTCCCTATATTAAAGAATGGAATATATCTTCTGAAAAAGCTAAACCAACAGATTCTCAACTTAATGCTTTTAATACAGAAGCCACTAAAATTGAAAATAATAATAAAGTTCGCAATACTCGTAAAACAGGTTATGGTGATATAGGTGAGCAGCTTGATGAGATATACAAAGATATTGACGCTTGGAAAGCTCGTATTAAAAAAATTAAAGATGATAATCCAAAGGAGTAAAATATGGCACTAAGTAAAATAAGTAATGATATGTTCACAACTATATCAAGACCTAATTCAACCCCCTTGATTGTGAACGGCGACATGGCCGTGGCCCAGAGAAGTACCAGTGTTACTGGTAAAACAAGTAATGGATTTTATACTTGTGATAGAATGGAGTTAAGTTTAAGTGGTCTTGGAACACATACAATAATACAAGAAGCATTAACAAGTGGAGCTGCTTTTAACGCTGGTTTTGCAAATGCTTGGAGAATAGATACAACAACAGCAGATAGTTCTCCGGGATCTGGTGATGAATTATTACTTCAATATCCTGTGGAAGGACAAGATTTACAAGTATTTAAAAAAGGTACAGCAAGTGCTGAGAAATGGACATTAGCTTTTTGGGTTAAATGTAGTAACACAGGAACAGGACAAGTAAATTTAAGTGATATGGATAATACTAGACAATGTTCAGCTACTTATACAATTAGTTCAGCAGACACGTGGGAACATAAAGTATTAAATTTTGCAGCAGATACAACTGGAGCTTTTGGTGATGATAATGGTGAAAGTTTACGAATAGAATGGTGGCTAGATAGTGGTTCAAATTATGAAGGTGGAGCTGCCCCTACAGCATGGGAAGCTACAGCTAATGGAGATAGAAATGCTTCTGGAAATTTAAATATTGGATCAGCTACTTCAAAAGATTGGGCAATTACGGGAATCCAGCTCGAGGTTGGAGAATTTAACAGTTCGACACTGCCCCCATTTCAACATGAAAGTTATCAAGAAAATTATGAACGTTGTTTAAGATATTATTATAAACTTGTACCTAGCACTGGATTTAGATATGCTGGTTGGGGCCAAGTTGATAATGATGATGAAGTAATATTAGGGATCACTTGGTTTAAAACACATATGAGAGCAGCACCAAGTGCTTTAGAACAATCTGGTACTGCTAGTCATTATAAAGTTAGAGAAGCAACCACAGTCACTTGTGACGCCGTGCCTACATTTACTAATGCTGATACTTGGTATGCAGCAACTTCGTTTAAAAAAGATGGAATTACAAGCAGTAATGGTTTTGCACAAGGAGAACCACTGAAAGTTGGAATAGATGGCGGTTATTTAGCATGGAGTGCGGAGTTATAAAATGGCAACTTTAAAATACGTATATATACAAACAAATTCAGACAATAAAAAAATTTACGCTAAGATTGACACTGACGGAAAATCTTATTCTTCATGTTCAGAAGATAATGAAGAATTTAAAAAATGGGTGGCAGACGGCGGAACCGTGGAAGGAGGATAGATGGCATACGTAGGACAAGAAATTAAAGGAGGCACGTTTAGTGTACTAGATACAAGTGGAAACACTTATAATGGTTCTAATGTAACTTTTAATTTAGGTACTCATGTATCTTCACCGGCACAGCTCATAGTCTCACATGACGGCGTAATTCAAAAACCCGTAACAGATTATACTTTAGCTACAGGTGGAACACAAATTACATTTACAACTGCTCCTGCAAGTGGAGCATCAATATTTATAACAGAAATATCTGGTGCAGTAGGTGCACCAATGAACCGTGATATAAATGGTGATGAATTAATTTTAGATGCTGATGCAGATACAAGCATTACAGCAGATACAGATGATCAGATAGATGTTAGAGTTGGTGGTACAGATCAAATTACAATCAAGGACGGAGCACTTTCTCCAGTGACAGATAATGACATTGATTTAGGAACATCAAGTTTAGAATTTAAAGATGCATACTTTGATGGAACGGTGACAAGTGACGCAGGTTTATTTGATACACTTGGTGTTGGAACTGCTAGGGATTTAGGAACTTTACATGTTAGATCTGCCGATAGTGGAGGAGGTGCAAACACAAGTGCTGATGAATTAGTTGTTGAAGGAAGCGGTCATGCTGGAATGACTATTTTAAGTGGCAATACTAATCAAGGTGGTATTTATTTTGGTGATGATGGTGATGATAATATTGGATATATAGTTTATAATCATAATGGTAATTCAATGTCTTTTGCTGCCAATGCTTCTGAAATGATGCGTTTGACCAGTGATGGTGATTTAATTGTAGGTGGTACAGCATTAAATGCAGAAGGAGGATTAGCTGTAGAAGTTAATGCTTATAATGGAGCAACAAGATTAAGTTGGAATAGAGCATCAGGACAAAGCAGTAATACATCAGTAGTACAAGAATTTAGACACGCAACAAGTGTAGTTGGTAGTATTTCTCATACAAATTCTTCAACAACTTTTGCGACATCATCAGATTACAGATTAAAAGAAAATGTATCTTATACTTGGGATGCAACCACAAGATTAAAACAATTAAAACCAGCAAGGTTTAATTTTAAAGTAGATAAAGATAAAGATGACGAGGTTACCAGAATTGTTGACGGATTTTTAGCACATGAAGTATCAGGTGTAGTTCCAGAAGCAGTTGTAGGAGAAAAAGATGGAGCAGAAATGCAAGGAATTGACCAAGCTAAAATTGTTCCATTATTAGTTAAAACTATTCAAGAACTTGAAATACGAATTAAAACATTAGAAGATGCTTAATGCTTCTAGGTCATGGTTAAAAGAACAAGTACAAGAGACATTTATTTTACATCAATTAAAAAAAGAACAAGTATAGGTAATTCTACTCGGAGCAAACCGAAAAACAAGCACAAGAGGAGGAATTGGAAAAAGTACAATAGACAAGGGAAAAAATAATGAAATTTATTACAAAAAATTTAATATTATTACTTATACTTATTACTATAGTAGTATTTTCTAAACCAATAGTAGCAGACTCAACGAATGACCAAAATACACAAACGAATACTTCAGGCAGTAACACGAATATTACAGGTGGGTATCAATCGACTACTACCAACAATAACGATGGACAAACAAATACAACGACAACAACATCTACCACCACTAATAGCACAACTGGGTCAGATATCCCCGTTAATTCTGCCAACAGCCCAAGTTTCTCTTCTATGTCTCAAGATGTGTGTAGCATGGGTGTTAGCGGCTCCCTTTCTACTCTCGGGGTTGGTATATCTGGTGGCAAGCACGTCAGGGACTTAAATTGTGAGAGAATAAAACTTTCAAAGGTACTGTATGACTATGGTATGAAAGTTGCGGCTGTGTCAATTTTGTGTCAAGATGAGAGAGTTTTTGAAGCTATGCAAATGGCAGGAACTCCTTGTCCATTTGAAGGTAAGATTGGTAAGGAAGCATTAGACCAATGGAATAAATATGACATTGAGAGACCAGATTATGATTCTTATGTATCTAAATTAGAAAATCGTTCTCGTATAGATGAAGAATTAGCAGAGATTGTTAAACAAAAAGAATTAGAAAGAATAGCAGAAGAACAAAGAATTGCTGAAGAAAAAAGAATAGAAGAAGAAAGAATTGCTGAAGAACTAAGAATAGCAGAAGAAAAAAGATTATTACAAGAAGAAAAAGATAACAAACCTTCAATACAAGTACATGATTGAGATAATTATAATAGCTTATGCAGTTAGTATTACAGGTGGATTAATTATAATAGCTTTAGATTTGTAGTAATATGTGGAGATGGACAGCACTTGTTACATATTTAATTATATGTGTGTATGACTTTGTTGTAGTGCCTGTATGGTATGGTTTAAATAGACCAAACATACAAATGTTTGTTGATATACTTAACACAGTTGAAGACCCATTAATACAATTAGAATTAATGAAAAAATTAACTGGTCAACACAATCCTTTTACCTTGATGGGTGGAGGATTATTTCATTTAGCCTTTGGTGCTTTATTAACAGGAACAGCGATAAATAAAAAATGAGATTAATAACTTTATTTATTTTACTTAGTTTTAGTCTTAATGCTGAAACAATAACAACAGGAAATTTACTTCCTAACTCTGGAGATGGAGTAGATTGGGGTTCTAGTAGTACAGACCAAATTCATCCAGATTCTGGTTCTGGTTATGTAAGTAATGGTAGTACAATAAATGGATTTGATATTAATTGTTCTACTTCTCAATCTAACTGTGGATATAAATATAGTGTAGGTGGTGACTTTGAAGTTACTGGAACAGCAACAGTAAGCGTAGACGATATAGCATTAACAAATAATTCTATTAATCAATCTATGCTTGATAATGGGATAATATTAAATAGTTATGTTGATGTTGCAAACTGCGAAAGCACACAGGGTAATTGTGAATCTAAAGGTGGCAATAATGATTCTCATACAACAACTGTAAAATTAAAAAATTCTAGTGGAACTGTATTAAGTACAACAACACAAACAAGAACAGAAGTTACAGGATTTCACGGCAATTGTAATGGTTATCCTAATTCAAGTGCGTCTGGTGTAACAGCAGGATGTGGTCAATACAATGACAGAATTATTTATAATGATGTAGGAAGTAATAAAGTAGATTGGTCTTGGTCTGGTACAGATAGTAATTACACAAATCAATCTAGACAAGGCCCAAATTTATTAGGTGCATCTTTAACGATGACCTATAATAATACAGAGTATGACCCTATTGATGACAGCACACAAGATGTTATTGATGACATTGATGATTCCATTGATGATGCTGTTGATGATATAATTTTTGAAGATGATTATACTTTTGATGATTCATGGTATGATGAGCAGTATACTTGGTATGAAGAAGATTACACTTGGGAAGATGATTTTTATTTTGAAGAAGAATATGATACATCTTTTGAAGAAGGAACTTCATTTGAAGAATTTGAAATGGAGGAGTTTGACGAAATAGCCTTTGAAGAATTCGAGATAGAAGAATTTGAAATGGAAAATTTTGAAACTTTTGAAGAAATGCCTGTGATGGAAGAGGTATTTTTTGAGGAGGATTTCACTGAAACTCCAATAATGGAGGAAATATTTGAAGAAGAATTTGAAGAAGAATTTGCTGATTTTCTAGAAGAAACTGGCATGGAAGAAGAATTCATGGAATTTCTTGAGGAAGAAGGTATAACAGCAGAAGAGTTCTTTGAAGAAGTCATAGAAGAAAGTTTTGAGGAAGAGTCTGACTTTGTAGAACCTACAGAGGAGGCTTTAGATGAAGAAATTACTGACGATAATATGGAAGAGAATACAGAAGTCATGGCTGAAGAGTCAGAGACTGAAGAAAGCTCATTCGAGGTTGCTTCAAATGAGGAAGAAACAATGGAGGAGTCCCCAAGTAATGACGGGGAACTAGAAGAAGACGATGGACAAGTATCAGAAGAACCTAATGAAGAAAGCGAACCCAATAGCGAAACTTCTGATGAGTCCGACATTTCATCAACAGATGAAGATGAGCAAGAAGACGTACAACCGGAAGAAGATAAAGACATTAAAGGAGGAGACTTTAAAGGAAAAGTAGACATAGCAAAATTTGAGAAAAAACTAAAGAAAGACATAAAGAAATTAGTTCAACAAGTTAAGGCTAGCACTCAAAACTTATCTAAAGAAGATATATTCTTTAAAAGTAACAATAATTTAAACGCCTATCTCAAAACTGATTTTTATAAACCAAAAGATATCTATACAGAACAGAATTTGGATTTATTTAATCAGATAGATTTAGGCGTTTATGACAGAGATATTTACACAACTGTAACTCTTGCCAGTTATGTAAATAATGACCCTGTTGAAAAACATAACAAAAAATTAAAAGAAATAAAAATAAAGAAACAACAATTATTGATTGAATTGGAGGCATTGAGAAAAAAATGAAAGTCATTGATAAATTATCTACTTACGCAGCCCTCGTTGGAGTGGTCAGTGCAATCGGAGGAGGATTCTACGCTTGGGGGGAGTTTAATAATCGTATTTCCGTTTTAGAAAATAAAGATTTTATTGTTAACGAAACTGTTAATCTTGACCCTGTTAATAAAAGAATATCTGAATTAGAAGTTGATTTAATAGATAGAATAAAACAAGGAGACAAAGAAGTGGAAGCAAAAATTAAACCGCAAGATTTATCTGGTCTTCTTAAATCAATTCAAGAGGTTAGAGAGCAAGTAGCAGCTATTAGACCTCACCCTAGTTTAGACCCAATTTATAATTCAATTAAAGTAATTGAAGGTGTAATATCTGAAGTATCTAAACAAATTGCAATTGCATTAAAAGAAAATGAGCTTCAAGATATTCAAATTGAAGAAATTAAAGAATCTACAAGTAATCCTTTAGGTGGATAATGAAAGTATCTGAGCACACAAATGTACAGATGCCACTTAAGACGGTTGTTAGTCTTATTACACTGGTCGCTGTCGGAACGTGGGCATACTTCGGGATTATTGAAAGGCTAAATTCTGTTGAGACTCGTGTTACGCTATCTGAAGCTGACCTTACGAAGAATACAGAATTTCGTATAAGATGGCCAAGAGGAGAATTGGGCTCGCTCCCGGCAGATGCTCAGCAGGATTTATTAATCGAGTTTATGAGTTCTCAACTTGAGTCTATGTTAGAAGATATGGAGTCAATGATGAGCAATTCTGTAAATATAAAAAGAGCACAGCAGGATATAGAACGTCTAATTGGGGATGTAGAAAAGCTCAAGGATAAATTAAGGGAGTCCAATGGAAGTCATTAGCGTAATACTTATGTTTGTTTTCGGGAACATGAATGACCAAAATCATCAAATGACACAATATATTCCCATGCAATCATTATCATCATGCATGAAAGAAGTAAGATTATTAAAGAAGAAAAAAACAGATTACACAAAAGATGCTTTTTGTAGTCCGGGTATTGTAGAAATAAAAGATGGTGAAGTTATAGCTTTATATAATGAAATACCAGAAGGAGCTACAATGGTAAAAAAAAATATAAGTAAAGAAGCATTCGAAAGATGGACTTTAAAAGCTAAAGAAAAATGGAACAAGGATAAAAGTGATTAAAATATGGTTTATGCTAATATTAGTATCTATACCCAACGCACCTTCAATTAAGTACAATGGATTTATATATCCAGATGAGGAAGAGTGCCAAGTAGCAAGATATGAATTTTATGAGGCATATAATAATAAATCTACAAAATATAAATCAGTAACAGCAGTAGATGCGTACTGTATAGAATTTGAAAGTTTTCCAATACAAGGATTAAAAAGATTAAACGAGACAGGAGTATAAAAAATGGCATCAACGTACACGACAAGATTACGTCTAGAAAAGCAAGGTACAGGTGAAAATGCAAACACTTGGGGTGATAAAACTAACGATACCTTTGACCTTATTGATGAAGCTATCTATGGGTATGCTGCAAAGAGTGTTGCAGGTGGCTCTAATGTAACTTTAACAAATAGTAATGCAACAGCAGATGAATCACGTCAAAGTGTATTAGAATTTACTGGTACATTAACTGGTAATATTAATGTTTTATTACCAACAGTAGAATCAAAATATATTGTTTATAATAATACAGCAGGTAGTTACACACTGACTGTAGCTACCACAGGAAATACAGGAACTGGAACGGCTGTTACTCAAGGCTCTCATGCTTTAATGTATAGTAATGGAACTTTTGTAAAAGATGTATTTGCTCAAGGTATTAATAATCTTGTTTGTAAAGGAACTCTATCAGTTGCAGGTGCTGTTGAATTAGATGGTGGCAATGTCACCATTAATGAAACCTCTGCTGATGTTGATTTTAGAGTTGAATCAAATGGTAATACACACGCTTTATTTGTTGATGGTGGAAACAATAGAGTTGGTATATTAAATGACAGCCCTTCAGTAGCATTAGATGTTACTGGTGCAGTCACTGCTTCTGGAACTGTAACAGGTAATTTATTTAGTGGTAGTGGTCAAGATATTACAAAAGTAATTCCAGCAGGTGGAATTATTATGGCTGGATTTGCTGCTGAACCTACAAAATCTGATGGCTCAACAAAAAGATATTTATTATGTAATGGTCAAGCAGTTAGTAGATCAACATATGATTCTTTATTTTCTGCTATAAGTACAACTTTTGGTGCTGGTGATGGTTCTTCAACATTTAACGTACCAGATATGTTAGGTCGTATGCCAATTGGTGCTGGAGCAGGTTCTGGATTAACATCTAGAACTCTTGGTGCTAAAGTTGGTGCAGAAAACTTAGCTAGTGGTAGTAATATATCTTCTGGAAGCAATTATAGTTATGCAATTACAAACCCTGCTACAGGAGTAAACTTCTTTATTGCAACAGAAGAATAATTATGCCAATTAACAAAATTCAATTTCAACCGGGTTTTGATAAACAAAACACTGAAATTACAGCAAAAGGTAAATGGATTGATGGTGACAAAGCTCGTTTTCGTTATGGATTTCCAGAGAAAATGGGTGGATGGGAAAAAGTATCTACTACAACATTTATTGGTGTAGCAAGAAGTCAATTAGCTTGGAACTCACTAGATGGTACTGCTTATGATGCTTTTGGTAGTAATAAGAAATTATACATTTATAATGAAGGTAATTTCTTTGATGCTACGCCAACTCGTTCATCTGCTGATATTACAAGTGTTTTTACCACATCAAGTGGTTCATCTGTTTTTACAGTAACACATTCATCACATGGAGCTTCTGAAGGTGATTATGTCACTATATCAAGTACCAGTGCTACTATTGGTGGTGTTGCTGCTTCTACAGTTGATGGAGAATATGAAATAGCATCTGTACCAACAACTTCAACATATACGATAGATGTTGGAACAAATGCATCTTCTTCTGTTTCTACAACTGGAAACTGTTCAGTAGAATATGAGGTTACAGCAGGAAGAGATAAAGCATTATCTGGATATGGATGGGGTACTGGAACTTGGGATTCATCAAATACTTGGGATACACCTAATACATCTGCTTCAGTAACTATTGCTTTAAGAAATTGGGCTTTAGATACTTGGGGTGAAGATTTAATTGCACTTGATATTGATGGTGGAATTTATGCATGGGATACATCTGGAGGTGTATTAACAGCAAGTAATATAGCATCAGCTATATCTAATGCACCAACAAAAACAAAGTTTGCTATTGTTTCCAACCCAGATAGACATTTAATTTGTATGGGAACAGAAACAACTATTGGAAGTACATCTACACAAGATCCAATGTTTATTCGTTGGTCTGATCAAGATGATTATACTTCTTGGACAGCAACAGCTACTAATTCAGCAGGTTCTCAAAGAATTACTGATGGAAGTGAAATTGTTACTGCTGTTCGTACAAGAGGTCAAATAATTATACTAACTGATACGTCAGCACATGGTATGTCATTTATTGGTGCACCATTTACTTTTGGTTTTCAACAGCTAGGTTCTAACTGTGGAGCTATTAGTCCTCATTGTGCTATTGATGTAGGTGGTATAGTGTACTGGATGAGTAGTGATGCTTTTTATAGATTTGATGGTACTGTAAGAAAAATACCATGTACAGTTGAGGATTTTGTATTTGACAACATCGAGCCAAAACAATATGCTCAAGTGTATGCAGGTTCTAATTCTGCATTTGGTGAAGTATGGTGGCTTTATTGCACAACAGCTTCTAACCAAAATGATAGATATGTAATTTTTAACTATCAAGAAAACTTATGGTATACTGGCTCTATAGATAGAAGTACATGGATTGATTCTGGAACTTATTCTTTGCCATATGCAACAAAATATGATGGTAGTGCTAATACAACAGTTTACTCCCATGAAAATGGATTTAATGATGATGGATCTACAATGACATCTTATATTGAGAGTGGAGATTTTGATATAGGTGATGGAGATCAAATTATGTTTGTTAAAAAAGCAATACAAGATTTTAAAGGTCAAGTAGGTAATGTTAATATAAGTTTAAAATCACGATATTATCCAACTGACACGCAAACAACGAAAGGCCCATTTTATTTATCTACTTCTACACAGCGATTTAATCCTCGAACTAGAGGAAGACAAGTTGCTGTTCGAGTAGAGAGTAATGGATATGATGGAGTCAATAATGATGCAATATCAGAAAACTGGCGTTTAGGAACTCTTCGTTTTGAAATTCAACCAGATGGAATGAGATAATGAGTAAAATAACTAACGTAAGATTACCTTCACCTTCTATAGAATACAATGTTCAGCAAATGAGTGAATTAATTAGAGCAATTGAAACAGTTATTCTTACTCTTAATACAAGTTATTCAGCAGAAGAAAATAAACTTGTTATGGAGAGAATGGTATTTCTGTTTGGAGATTAGATGGCAACAACAAATACATATACAAATGCAAAAGCTGTTTTAAGAGGTAATACAACTATTTATACAGCACCTTCAGCAGGTACATCTATTGTTAAATCAATACGAGTATCAAATACTGAAGAGAATACAGACAGAGACATAACATTAACAGTTACTGATGGTGATTCGGTAGTATATTATTTGGAAGTTAATAGAACTATACAAAAAAAAAGTTCACAGGAACTTTTAGCGGCAGGAAATATGAAAACAGATTCAGCCGATTCTTCTGTTAGTTCTTCAACACCTATAATTTTAAAATCATCAGAGGTTTTAAAAGCAACAACAACAGGAAGTGACATACACGTTATAGTATCAGTATTGGAGATGACATAATGGGAGGAATATTAGACATAATTAATGATTTTATTAAATATCAACGTAAAGATCCAGAAGGATTTTTTGGTGGGCCTGATGGAATGGAATTTCATGTTGATGATCAAAATGTAATTCAATTTATAAAAAGAAGAGCTCAAACGGATGATGTAAATTCTAAAGAATATCGAGAAGAATTAATGAAGTTTATGGAAGAAACATCTTCAAAAAAAGTACAGTCCGAGCCAGAAGAACCAAAAGAAGAGTTAAACTGGAAAAATTATATTGGTGAGGATATAAGAGTAGGCGGGGGATCCGGAATTGGAAATATAGAAAGGGCTAACACAAATACACAATGGAAAATACCAAATATGAAATCTGGTGGAGGAATAGCTGGTATAGATACTGGTAAAGATAGTGTTCATGCATTATTACAGCCCGGAGAATATGTTTTCAATAGACCATCTATTCTTGGTTTAGGAGACGGAAGTATTGAAAAAGGATGGAAAGTTGCAGAAAATATAATGAAAAAAGCAGAAAGAAAAGCAGATTCTCTTGGAGTATAGAAAACCAATTTTAGAGGATTTGGCAGAAACTGTTAAGTTATTATTTAGGTTCAGGGAAGAATTTGGAAACTTATTCCCAGAAGCCGATTTAAATATGGTAGCACAAACAGTTGAACAACATAATAATTATGGATTTATTCATAATGCCTATAGTGATGGAAATCTTGTAGGTAGTATAGGAGCAATACCATCACAGTGGTGGTTTTCTTCTGAGAAATTCATATCAGAAACATGGTTTTATGTATTACCCAAATACAGAAACTATAAAACAGCTAAGAAATTATTGGCGGAATTAAAGAAATATGCTGGAAATAGGACAGTATTACTGCCTGTCAGCACAGGATTTGATAAGCCACAATTATACAAAAGGTTAAAATTTAAAAATATGGGAAATATTTGGAGGTACAATTAAATGTGTTTTGGAGGTACAACATATCAGACAACACAAAAGTCTGAACTTCCACCGTGGTTGGAAGATGCTTATAAGAGATTAACTCAACAAGCAGAAGCAGCAGGTGGTATTGGTGCTAAATATGTGCCATATGGAGGTGAACGGTTAGCTCCGTTTACTGCTCAACAACAGGCAGCAATGGCTGGAGCAACTCCTGTGTCAACATATTACGGGCAAGAAAGACAAGCGTATAAGCCGTATACAGATTATGCCGCACAGGCAACTATGCAGGCAGCAGCACCAACAACAGGTATGGTAGATCAATATATGAATCCTTACCAACAATCTGTTATTGATACGACTTTACAAGAACAACGAAGACGTTCTGATATACAAGGACAAGCTATGAGAGATCAAGCTGTTAAGTCTGGTGCTTTTGGTGGGGCTAGACAAGGTGTTCAGGAATCAGAAAGACAACGTAATCTTGCAGACCTCCAAGCAAGAACCGAAGCACAATTAAGAGCACAAAATTATCAACAAGCTGTAGGACAAGCACAAGAACAACAAAGAAGACTTGCTGGTATGGGTCAGCAAATGGGTGGTTTAGGTGCACAAAGAATGCAATTAGGTGCGGCAGGAATTGGTGGAGTTCAAAGAGGACTACAAGGAATGCAACAAGCTGGTGCACAACAACAGCAACAATTACAAAGAGGAATGGATATTGCTTATGGTGATTTTCTTAAACAACAACAATTCCCTTATTCTCAAGCAGCATTTACAGGAGGCATACTTGGTGGTTTACCATCACCTCAAATGGCAACTGTATATGGTCAACAACCCGGCCCAAGTCCTTTCCAACAAATAGGTGGAGCAGGATTAGCTGGATTAGGTATGGCTGGTATGTTTGGCATGGGGCCTTTTGCAGGATCTGATATTAGATTAAAAACAGATATCAAACCAATTGGAAAATCCCCTTCAGGCGTAAATATCTACTCATTCCAGTATAAGGATCAAGAAGGTACTTATGAAGGCGTAATGGCACATGAAGTTCCTTGGGCATCTGTAATGAATGATAACGGATACTATATTGTTGATTATTCAAAAGTAGACGTAGAATTTAAGAAATTAAATTAGGAGATAAAATGGCACCTGTATCAAATACAATTACATCTACTACATCAGCAACACAAGATCTTGAAGTCTTTAAGAATTATCCAACAGAAAAAAATAATAATTTATTACAACAAAAGTATGGAAGCCAAGACGAATTTCTTAAACAAATTCAAGCTGAAGGATATGCGGAAGGATTTAAAGGACAAGAACTAAATCTTCCTGCAACGGAAATGTTGGACGAAGCTGCAATAAATAAATTTCTTTATCCATCAGGAATAAATAATATTGATGATACGCATGTTATGTCTAAAGAACATTCTGATGAAATTATGAATCAATCAACATTAAAATCAATTGTTCCAGCAGTAACGACTGGAGGAGGTCAACAAAGAGCAATTGATAAAACAATGTTAATTAGACTTGATGATGGTCTTACATATTATCCACACGAAATGAGTGAAAGAGGATATAGTGATAGCCAAATAACAAAAGGTCTTAGACAGGGATTTTTAACTGACAATCCAGAAAATATGGAAGTTTTCAATAACTTTATGAATAATCAAGGTATAAGTTCTGTTGAAACTTCAAAACAAATACCACAAAATAAATTTGATTGGGAAGAAAGAAGTATAGGTATTCCTACAAAAAAAACAGAAAAAAAACCAAAAACTTTTTTAGGTTATGAATTAAAAGAACACGAACCTTATAAAAGAAAAATTGATCCAATCAAGCCATTTGTAGATTATTCAAACACTATTGAGAGAGATAGAGAACGACTTGCAGCTGTTGGAATGGATTCAGATATATTGATTCCTTTAATGGAAAAAGATTCTGGTGGTTATATGTCACAATGGGGATTACCGATTGTTAATCCAGATGGAAAAATGTGGTTCTATGATTCAGACAAGAAAGCAAAAATTCCTTTTACAGATCAAAATATATTAGCAGACCGAAGAGTTAAAGAGCTTCTTAAAAGAGAAGAAGTAATGAAACAAGCTGAGTTAAGTAATCCGGGTGATCAAAATGCTGCTGAAGTAGCATTAGATGATTATATTCTTAAACAAGAAAAGAATAAATTTAATAAAAAAAATTACGTTGATGATGAAGGTTTACATCTTACACTTAATGTAGGACAGGAAGCCAAGACGGGTGAACCCGGTAGTGGAAGAGCTACAGATACAGGCGGTCTTCTTGAAGTTCAAAGAAGAAAAATGGATCAGCTTATGAAAAAATCTGAAACAGGATTAAATAAAGAAGATAAAAAAGACTTAACAGATACTTTAAAAGGCCAAGGCGTTGATACTACAGGTATGAATGATAAAGCTCTATTAGCTGCAACTATTGGGTTTGGTATTATGGCATCTAAACGATCAGATATGTTAGGAGCTATTGGTGAAGGTGGACTTGCAGGATTAAAACTTGCTGCTGATATTAAAGATAAGCAAGGAGGAAAATCCTCTGATATTCAAATGATTACCGTTAAGAACGATGAAGGCGAAAATGTTATTGTTCGGTATAACAAGAAAAAAGGCACATACGAAGAAACGGGATTAAAATCTGGAGCAAGTACATCAAATAGCACATTACAAAAAATACAAACATTATCAAAAATTGCTAATGTTCCAGAAGATGTAGTAGCAACTTTTATTTTAAATAGTTTAACAGAATCGAAAGGAAAACCAAGAGAAGATCAAATTACAACAATGATGTCTATTCTTTCAAGAACAATTTCGGGAATGACCGAAGACCCTGAAAAGTTGAGAAATATAGCAGAAAAAATTGTTGATGAAAATATGAAAAGTGGATCAAATTTTAAAGAATCAGATATAGGATTATAAAAAATGACACCCTTAGAGCAGCTAAGATCCAATAAGCCAGATTTGTACGGCATAGCAGAATCCCAACTAACGGATATGCTATGGGATCAACTCGGCAAAGACAAATACGCAGACGAAAGTATATTCCGTGAATACTTGACGACAGATACGGGACTGTTTGATAAGTCAAGATTAAAAACAATCACACCTACAATTGAATCAGAACAACAAGTCCTTCCAGAAGAGAAGGTAGACGAAGAGGTATCACCATTTCGTCAAAAAGAATATTGGGTAGATGTTCTTCAGAATATAGCCCAACAAGCTGTTACAACAACTGGACTGACAATGCAGGGGATGTCTGGCCTTAAAGCATTTTCAGAATTACCAGAAGAAAAACAGAAACTTGTTTTTGCTGAAGATACGGCACTTTACAAAACTTTTAAAAAACTTGGTTTATTAAATGAGGATGACAAACTAGATCTTTCTTGGTTGCCATCGGAAGATCGTGAAATAGGATATTTAAGAGAAAAATCAACAGAAATATTAGCTAATCCTGATTCTTATACTGATGATAGAATAGAATGGGCAAAAAATACACAACAATTTTTACAGGATAGAGAAGAAGCAAGAGTTGATATAAAGGACAGACCGTTATATAAAGCTGGTGAAAAAGTTCAAGAATGGGGTAAAGAAGCTATTCCTATTGACCGTGAAAAATGGTCACAAAATTATCTTGCTAATCTTTTATTAGATACAACAGGAGTAATTGGTTCAACGCTTCCGTTCATTGCAACAGGCATGGTTGGATCTTCAATTAGAGTTGGTGCGGTAACACTTGCTCTTCCAGCAACAATGTCTGTAGGTGCAGGAGAGGCTGTAGAAAGAGCTTATGATTATCAGGAGCAAGACGGAGTAAGAAACGAAGATGATATTGCCATTGCGGCTATTCTTGGTACAGTTCCGGGTGCTGTTGATTACATGCCTGTTGGAATATTATTAAATAGATTTAATCATTATAGACCGGAAGGTAAAAAATTTATAAGAAGATTTCTTGAAGCGGCTGTTTCTCAAGGATTGTGGGAAGGTACTACAGAGGAAGTTCAACAATTTCTGCAAAATATGATTGCTCAAGATTATAATGCTAATCAAAAACTTAGTGAAAATCTTGGAAAACAATTCCTTCCAGCTTTTCTTGGTGGTGGAATTATGGGTGGTATTGGTATGTCAGGAAAGACTACCCCTACAGATCCAAAAGATGAAATTAAAGAAAAAGTAATTGACAAAGAAATAGGCGATAAACCAACAGAAGAACAAAAGGAAAAAGCTGATGAAGGCAGTCCTGATGAAGTAAAAAAAGATTTTTCTCCTGATGGATTTCCACCTGTTGGAGCAACAAACATTGATGTTAATGAAGCTGGTGTTGACATAGGAAACGGAAAAATTATTTCTTATGACCGTGATCCAGAAGATGATTCCATGCATGTTAAAATGGAGATGGAAGATGGGACAATTATTGATCGTCCTGTTGATGAAATTGACATGGTGTGGAATGATAGACCAGATGTAGATCTTCCTGAAGGAGCACCTTTAACAAAAGCACAACAAGAACAGTATGATGCGGCTGAACCCGGAACGATTGTTACTATTACTAATGAAGATGGTCAAGTTGTTCAGTATATGGAAAAACCTGCTGTTGCTGAAGAAGAGGTAATACCAGATGAGGAAATAACAGAAGAACAGGCGGCACAAAGAGATAATCATCAACAGGCAGATAGTTCTTTTTGGACAACTCTTTATACTATTCAGCAAAAATTAGGTGATGAGTCTGCTGAAAGATACTTTAATGAAGCTATAAAAAAAATGAAGTTTCCTCCTGTAGATAGGGAAACAGGGGAAAGACAAACTTGGGAAGATGTAAAGGATGATTTAAGAAAAAATCCAGACAAATATGCTGGTTATGGAGGCACAACTGTTGCTAATCAGGAATGGCTTAACATGCCTGTGGGAAATGCTCGAAGTTTTTTTAAAGCACATAAATGGATACACACGCAGGCTGGTGAGGAAATGCTTCCCATTCCGGAAACGGATGAGGAATTTTTCCAGCAACAAGAAGAAAAAAGAAAACCTAAAGAAGAAGTAGCATCAGTTGAAGAAGAGGTAACTCCTGTTGAAGAAGTAAAAGAACCAAAAACAAAAGTATTAACTGATAATATTAAAAAATTAGGTGACTGGAATAATGTATTTGAAGCTAATAAAGAAAATGAAGATGCAGTAAATCAATTAACAAATTTTAATCTTGAAGATTTAATAGAATATGAAAATAATGTTACTGTATTAAATCAAGCTAAAAATAAATTATATAAAACTAAAGCACTTGGCGATAATACTGTTGCAAAAAGCAATATTCAATTAGTTCAAAATAGAATAGCTGAACTAGAAGGTAGACCAGTAGAAGAAGTAACTCCTATTGTAAAACCTGTTGAAGAAAAGAAACCAAAAGAATTTATAGATGAAATATTATCTAGTAAAGAAACAGAAGAAAAAGTTGAGGAAAAAGTAGAAGATAAAACAACTGGTGCAGAAGAATTAGCTGGAATGAATAATGAGCAAATTGGTTCTTTAATAGATGATATTGTTAGTGAAGTTGAAGTAGAAGAAAAAGCACCAGTTGAAAAGAAAGTTGTAGAAGAAAAAGTTAAGGAAATAGTTGAAGAAGCAAAACCTACACAACAAATATCTGCTAAATATTTAAAATCAAAAGAACCAATAAAATTAAAAAGTCAAAAAGCAAGAGGAGAGGAATTAGCGTCTGTTTTTTTAGATGCCGTTCCTTTAAATAAAAATGCAATAATTGAAGAATTAAAATCTATAGGTATTGATAAAGTATTAAATTTAAAACAAATTCAAGATAATATAAATAATATTAAAAAACAAGCATTAGATTTAAATATTATAAATGATATAAATATTTCAAATGAAGAATTATTTGCTGAAATTATATTAAAAAATAATGCAGAGTCCATAAAAGCAAATAAAAGAAGAGTAGAAGAAGCTGAAAAAATAGGTATAACAAAAGAGGAATTGAAAAAAGAAAGTTTTGCTACTTTAGCAAAATTAGCAGATAATAATTATGTAAAGAATATACAATCAGATCAAGGAATTACTGCTTTTTTAGTAAGATTTTTTAATAATGCTAAAGCATTAAGTTTAGGATACAAAAGAGGTAGTGGTGAAAGATTAGCAAATGATTTTGAAATGTTACTTTATCATGTTCCTTTTATTGATACTAAAAATTATCAAGAAGTTTTAGCAGTACAAAATTTAAGAGCAAATTACAAATTAAAAAATAATAAACAAATATTTAATGATTTAGTTAATAAAAAAATAACTGCATCAGATATAGTAAAACAAGTAGAAGCTCCTTCTGAAATTAAGGTAGAGGGATATACAAAACCTTTTAATAATATAGGACAATGGAATAAAAGTGCAATTTCAAAATCAGATATTGTACATGATAAAACACCTACTGGTAAACCGAAAGGAAATGTAACTAACCGAAAAAATGCTTATGAGACATTATTAGATCTTATTAATACAGATATATCTGTACTCATTAATAAAGAAAATAATGTTGGATTACTTAATGTAACAAAAGGCGTATTGGAGAAAAATGCATATATAAATTATTCTGAAACTGGTTTAAGTCAATATTTTATTGGATCTGAAGGTATCACTCCTAAAAATGTAAAATCAAATTTAGAATCCGTTAATGATAGAATTGCAGAAATAAAAGGGGAAAAGAAACCTGTAGCAGAAGAAAAACCTAAAGTAGAATTTGTTCCTCTTAAAAATGCTAAACCGGAAGAGTATTTTGATTTGTTTGAAACAGATCCAAAAAAATACGATAAAAATATTCCTGAAATGTTTACGATTAATTATAATAAGAATGAATCTGTTAGGGAGGAATCATATACTGATCTAATTTTAATACCTGTTGATGATGCGTTGAAATTAATAAATACACCTAAAGCAGAATCTTTAGTTGAAGGAAGGGTTGATTCCATAAAAAAAGATATAGTTTCTGGAAGAAAAATAACAAAACTTACTACTGCTTTGTATATGGGAATTGAATCTGAACATTTGAAAAAAGCAGGTGGAAATCTACCGAATATAATTGAACCTGATTCATCCGGTTCTATGATTAGAGGTGGTTCTGAAGGAAGACATATTGTCCACGCATTTAAGGAATTAGGCATAGATAAAGTTCCATTTGTATTAACTGCCGATGGTAAACCCGGTGAGTTTAAATTTAGACATAAGAATAATTGGAGGCCAAATTATGTTATTGTTAATGAAACTCAACCAACTTTTCCAGATAAAAAAGTTTCTACAAAAAATTGGATTTATTATTCTGATCTAGTAGAAGAAAAACCTAAAGTAGAACTCTTTAAAGAAAAAGAAGTTGTTTCTGAAAAGGGAGGTATTTGGAGAAGAAAAGGCCTATATTATGTAAACAGTGACTATAAAAATTGGAGAGTTCATAAGGTTGGTTTTACCCCTCTTAATCCTTGGCAGTTTGATTATCTTACCCCTGAAGGAAACTGGCAATTTATTGGAACTTATTCAAAGGTTGGAATATCACAAGGATGGATTGAAAGATTTGCTTTAGCATTTGAACAAGATCCCTCAAAGTTTCTAGGAAGTAGAATGGGAACTTTCCAAAACAAAAGTGGAGAAGGAACCAAAGAAAGAGAATTTACATTTGCTTTTAACACAAAATGGACTAAGGATCTTTTTGAAAAATTAAATCCAAAATTAAATAAGGAATTAGGTGATCAATTTCTTCCTAGTGGTAATAAGATAGGAGAATATTACATATATATTACGCCAAGAAAATACGAGGAAAGACCAGAACTTGATATAGCTACTCGTGATTTTTATAAAAGATTATATAAAGAAGATTGGGTTCAAGGAACGAATATTAAAGGTGAGTATGATATAATATTTACAAAAGAAAAACCTAAAGTAGAAACTCCTAAACCTATATTCTCTCTTTCTGGAACTAAACCAGCAACTACGCCTGATAATTTAACAACGATAGATTATAAGACAGAAATTGTACCATTAAGTCAACTTATTACATCAGACAATAAAAATAAATTTCCTCAAGTATTACAGCCAAGGGAAAGAGATTCTAAGCCATCTGAAATGCAGGTGGAACTTATTGCTAAAAATCCAAAAGCAGACTGGCTTGGTGAAGAAAATAGAACTGATCAAGGTGCTCCTATTGTTGGCCCAGATAATGTTGTTGAAAGTGGTAACGGTAGGGTAATGGGTTTAAGATTATCCTCCAAACAATTTCCTACAGAATTTCAAAAATATTTACAGGACATAGCAGTAGATATTGGAACAGATACAGTAGAACAAAAGAAAATTGCTGATACTTTAGAAAAGAAATTTAACGAAGGAGATCCTTCTATTGTTGTAAGAAGAAGGGTAACTTCTTTTTCTGAACAAGAAAGAATTAAGTTTACACAAGATTCTAATTCATCAAGTCTTTTAACTAAATCACCTGCTGAACAAGCTAGGATTGATGCCTCTAGAATGCCAGAGGGACTTATTGATTTGTATGAAGGTGGATTGGTAGCACTGGAAAAAAATCGTGAATTTGTAAGAGGATTCTATAATATTATTCCTAAAAATGAACAACGAGAAATATTAGATGATGCTGGTGATCTAACACAAAATGGAGTTAGAAGAATTGAAAATTCTTTAATTATAAGGGCTTTTGGAGATATTAGTTTATTTAACAGAATAGCAGAATCAACTACTCCAGAGGTTAAGGCATTAAGTGAATCATTCTTAATGGCAGCACCTAGATGGATTAAGTTAAGAGAAAGTGTAGAAAGTGGCGTAATACCTAAAGAATTTGATTTAACTTATCATGTTATTGATGCTGTTAATCAAATAAGACAAGCAAGAAAAAAGAACATGCCTTTTTATTCTTTTTTAAATCAATATTCATTTCTGGATACAGGAGAAATACATCCTTATACAAAATTGTTGTCTACGGTATTTTATCGTGGTAAAGATTATAAGAATTTAGAAACTGCGGACAATATATCTAAAGTCCTATCCCAATACGCCGATAGTTCACGAAAATTTGATGATCTTTTTTTAAACGAACAAACCCCTGCACAAATATTAGAGCGTTCAATATTGAATGTTAAAAAAGAAATTTTACCAATTACGGAGGAAGAATTAAATGGCTACAGAACAAAAGCAGAACAAGTTTCCCCAACAAGACCAGAATCCGATGCAGTATTTCTGGGCGAAAAAGGGGAAAGAAACATTGACTTTGGTAATGTCAGAGAAACAGGAGACTCTCTCCGAGCAGGAGTACCTGACGTTGCTGAAAGACCGAGTCCAGAACTTAGCAGAGAAGAGCAAGAACGTTTGGGAGAATCTTCAGAGCGTATTACCGAATCAGGAACTGGCCCTATTAACAGACTGGCAAGAGAGCAAGAGTCTAGGGAATCTGGGAGAAGACCTGATAACGCACAGCCTGAACAGTTGGATGAATTTACCTCTGGAGCTGAACGAGGTAAAGTTTCCGATACAAGTGAATCAAGACAACAATCTGAAAGAGATTTACAATACGACCAACTTGCTAGAGTGGCTTCATCAAAGCTATCCCAAGTATTAGATAAAGTAACAATTAGAACAAAAGAAGGTTCTAGAAAACTTACTCCAATAGAAAAAGAAAATGTTATTGATGCTTTAACTTTATCAAGAGATTCTTATGTAGAAAAATTTACTGATGAAGGTTTAGGTGGCATTGTTGATATTAAAGGTAGAGTAAACTTTACTGTACCTGATTTTGTTAAAAACTTTGAATTAACTGTTGAAGAATTATCATTACCTCCTGAATTAGCTAAAGTTAGAGATAATATTGTTAAAGATTTTGCTCTTCCCTATGGGGTAGAAGAATTTGATAGATCTGAAAAAATAAAAGTTAGTAATTGGATTAATATATTTGATCAAAGACTTCCTGAAGATAATAATTTTACTCGTGAATATTTAAACTCCAACATTGTTAATACAGCTATTAATAATAAATTTGGGAATCTTCCTAATCCAAGAAAATATTTTTTACAAAAATCAAATGATTCATTAAAGAATCTTATTAAAGCATTAAAAGAAATTTCAGAAGAATATAAAAGAAAACCTCCCGTTCCTCTTAGTGCAGATGTATCTCCTGATGTTAAAAACAAAGATTATAAAAAAGCTAAACCTTTTTTTGAAAAATCTTGGGCTGATGCAAAAGATGCTGGTCTAGGAATAAATGAATGGTTAAGACAAATAATAGCAGATCTAAAAAAAGCATTTGGAAAAGTTAAAGAACATCTTAATATAGCTTTATCACATTTAAAAAGATTTGCACAAAGTCTAAGACAAGGTTCTCTTACTAATACAACTAAAGAAGGAGAGCAAAGTAAATATCAATTAAAACATACGCCTATAAGTAAAGCTAAAAAAATGGAAACATTTACTCCTATTGATTTAGATGGACATCTAAAAAAAGGAATGAATGATCTTAGAAAACGAAGAGGAGATATTGATAGATTTGTAACAACAGAGCTTGATTACAAAGATGAAAATGAAATGGTCAATAACCTTGGAGCTGAACAGGTTGAAGCTGTTGCTCTTGCAATTGATCAATTAGATAGTGGAAAAGGATTTGTTCTTGGTGATCAAACAGGTGTAGGAAAAGGTCGTGTAGTTGCAGCAATGCTACGATGGTCTAAATTAAGAGGAAAGAATGCAGTATTTGTAACGCAGAAACCTGCTTTATATGCTGATATGATTCGTGACTTAAATGATATTGGTGAAAATATTCAGGATATAAAAATACTTCCAACAAATAATGGTTTAAATATTGATGTTAGTGATGTACCAACATTTGGGGAAATTGTCACACCAAGTAAAAAAGAACATGAACAAGAATTAGATAGATTAACAAAATTAGGTAATATGGAAGAATACGATTATGTATTTACTACCTATGACCAAATGAATAGAATTGGTGGTAAAATAGATACTCGTCATCAATTCTTAGAAACAATTGCAGAAAATTCTATATTTATTCTTGATGAAAGTCACACAGGTGGAGGACAAGGAATAGGTAAGTTTTCTTCTGTTCCTTTTGATTCAGTTGGAATGACACGAGCTGATTTTCTAAGAGATTTGTTAAGAAGATCTCAAGGTGCTATGTATTCATCAGCAACATGGGCAAAGAATCCAAAGGTTATGGATTTATATTTAAATACCGATATTCAAGATTCTATTCCAGATGCAGAAGAGTTTATTGATACTATGATAAAAGGAGGTCTTCCTTTACAATCTGTTGTATCTAATATGTTAGCTGAAACTGGTCAATATAGAAGAGTGGAAAAAAGTTTTCAAGGTATAAGATTTAATACTGTTGAAATTAATATAGATAAAAAAGGTTTAACTGAAACAGCGAATAATCTTTCTTCTGTTTATCAAGACCTTGTTTCTTTAGATAGAAAAATTTCAGCTATTACCAGAGCATTAATAAATATTGATCCTGTATTACAAGAAGCAAGAAAAAAAGGGGCTAAAGTTCAAATAACACCAAGTAATTTTAAATCTCAAATGCATTATATTTCTGGACAGTTAATGACTGCTATGAAAATAAAAGAAGTAGGTGAGATGGCAATTAAAGAACACAAAGCTGGAAGAAAGCCAATGATTGTTTTATCAAGAACAATGGAGGCTTTTCTTACGCAATATGCTGCTGAAAATAATCTTAAATCAGGAGATGTCATTAACTTAACATACAATGATCTCTTACTTAAATATTTAAAACGATTAAAACAATTTAAAGTAAAAATAGAAAAGCAAAAAGTTGCAAGTATAGGAACACATCAAGCAAAAATTGTTAATAGAGAACCTGTCTTTATATTAAACAATTCTTCTATAGAAAATATTGCAGAAAGTCTTGGTTATGGAGATATTATAGGAGAATTTAATGCATTAGAACAAAAAATAAAATCTTTAGATTTTAAAGATTTAAGTGTTAAACCTATAGATGATCTTATTGTTACTTTAGAAAATGCTGGGATAAAAGTTAGGGAACTAACTGGTCGTGGTATGACTATTACTAAAGATAACAAATTAAAATCTAGAGCTAATAGCCCATCTGTTATTCGCAATGGTGTTAATGAATTTAATGCTGGAGAAGTAAATGCTCTTGTAATGAATAGAACAGCAGGAACAGGATTATCTATGCATTCTAGTGAATCATTTGCTGATCAAAAACAACGTCATATGATTGTCTTAGAAGCAGAACCTAATGTTACAGATTTTGTTCAAATTTTAGGTAGAATAAATAGAACTGGACAAGTTATTGTTCCTCAGTATTCATTGTTTAATACAAGTCATCCAGCTGAAAAAAGAATTGCGGCAATGCTGGAAAGAAAAATGGCATCTCTTAATGCTTCAACAAGTGGATCAATTAAAAATGATTATAGCGTTAAGGGTATTGTAGACTTTATGAATGCGGCTGGTGATAAAGCCGTAAGGGAATTTTTGCAATCTAATGCAAGTATGAGATCTTTGTTTACTAATTCAGATAAAGAATTAGAAGAAATAACAGGTATAGCTGATGCTGTAGCTCGTGGATTATTAATAATGGATCCAGCAACAGCTAATAAATTTTATGATTTTGTTTTAAAAAGATATACAGAAATTAAAGAAGAAGAAACAGGACTTGGTATTAATAAGAATAATATTATTATTATGCCAGATACTCAAGCTGTAACAACCGAACAACAAGAATTACATGATGGATTATCTGATGGAAGCCCTTTTCAAAAGCCAGTATATCTTGATAATATTACTATGAAAAAAGTTGTTAAACCTTATACTGTAGCTCAATTAAGAAAGAAAATTGAAGATGTTCTTGAAGGAAAAAATATTCAACAATTTTCAGCAAATGAAATTGCAGAAACAAGAAAAGTTTTTGAAGAAGCTATTAATGAAGTAAAAACAAAATTTCAAACAGAGACTGAGGATATTGTAGATCCAAAGAAAAAAACTGAAAAAGAACATCGATCAGCAAAAGAAATAAAAAGATTAGAAACACTCTGGACTGCAATAGAATCACATATTGCTAAATATCCAATTGGTTCTACTATTCAAATAAGAGTTGGAAAAGAAGAAGAGTCTCCTGTTTATGACGGAATGGTTATTAATAGAAAAAGAGATACTTCAAAGAATCCTGCAACATCAGGAGCAATACAAATAACACTTGCTTTGGCAAATGGAGAAACACAGCAAGTAACTGTTGCTCTTTCTCGTTTTATTAAGAATGATGGAACAAGCGGTGAGTCTATATTACGATCAGTTGAATCATCTAAAGTACAAGAATTATTTACATCAGGACAAAAAGAAACAACTGAAGAAAGACATCTTATAACAGGAAATCTTTTATTGGGATCAAGTTTAATTAAAGGTGGAAACTTTGTTAACATTCAGAAAAGAGTAGGTGATACAGCAGAATTTGATCAGGTGATTGGTATTCTTATGCCTAAAACATTTGATGTTAAAAAAGCTATTGAAAATATGCCTTTTAAATTTGGTAGTGAAGAGGAAGTATATCAGTATTTTGTTGAAGCTGGAAAAAATGCTAAAGTTAAAAATTACAGAGGCGATATTGAAATATTTGCCGCTCCGTCTTTACCCAATGTAGCTTTCATAAGAGTTAAGAAAAGTGCAAAACTTATATTAGAAAATGAAGCTATAACAAATAGACTTCAAAATGGATGGAAGAAAATGACTGGGGAATTTAGTCATGCAGGAAGAATTTCTCTCGTGGAAAATGCACCAAATAAAAGTAGCTTGTATGATGTTCTACAGCATATGCATGAACTAGGAATTAAATTTCAAACAGTAACTAATCGTGAAGCTGCTCAAAGTGCAAAAGATAATGTTAGACCAAACAATGCTGGAGAAGGCGGTAGTGTTGGTGCAATGAAAACACCAAAAGATCTAATTGACTCTATAAAGGATGAAACAAATGTTAGCCGTAATTCCCTGTTCAAGAGAATAAGAAACAGTATGACTTCAATGGCACAATCTGTCAATGAAAGATACAGTGCAAGAAAGAATCCTAGAGTTGGAGAAACAAGACAGTTTAATAGCAGAACTAATGAACATGCTGATAATATTATTATGCCAGAGGTTAATGATAGTATTAATATTAAAACAGGCATATTCCCAGCAATAACTACTGGTATGTTAAAAAAAATATTACCACCATTTGTTGTTGCTAAAAGATTTGCAGATAAAACTATTTTTGATTTTGTTAGAAAAGCAATTGCAGCACAGGCAATGATAAGAAAAGTTGGATATAGATTAGAGGATGATTTTTTAAGTATTAAAAGAAAATACAAGAAAGCAGATTTTAATAAAGTTGTTGATATATTGTGGTCTGGTGATTCAGCAGGAAGAATATTTACCGCCAAAGAATTAAAAGAAGGATTTACATTTACAAAAGAGGAAAAGGCAGAGTTAAAAAAACAAGGACACAGTGCAAAAGAAATAAACAGAGCTGAAAAAGAAAGTAAGTTTACTGACGATGAAGTTGCAATGTACTTGGAAATGAGAAAACTATTTGAAAAAATAGGAAGGTATATTGATAAACATAACTTTAATATGGTTCCTTTCATAAGAAGAATGAAAACACTTCGCAAGAAACAAATGGAATCACAGGTTAATCCAGAATTTCTTAATGATTTAAGAACATTGTTTGCAAGAAAGTTTTTATTGGAAAGACAATTTAGAAATAACATTGGTAATCCAGAATTATTACGACAAGAACTTCAATCAATTGATGAACAAATATTATCTATTCCTTTAATAAAGTATAGTGATGCAGCATTTGAAAAATTTAATAGTTCTGTTGGTCAATATGTTTTAGAAGAAAGAAAATTAATGAGCATATCTGTTAGAAAAAAAGTTGGATATGTTCCTCATATATTCTTTGGATCATTTAGATTAAAAGTATTAAAAGGAATAGATAAAGAATCTGGTCAGGAAATTTGGGAAGATCTTATTGTTCCTGAAACATCGAAAGATTTGGCTAAAAAATTAAAAGCACAAGGTAGATCAGAAAAACAAATACAAGATATTATTAATGATCTTGAATCAAGTAAGCATACTTTATTTTACAACACAAAAGATGAAGCTCTCAAGGCAGCACAAAGATATGTAAAGGAAAATCCGACAGGTACTGTTAAGATTGCACCTGTTAATATAAATTATATGTTTGATGACAGGACTGTGTTGAATGACAGGGAGTACAAAAACATTATGGAGGGAATTACTTCTTCTTTATCAGAAGAATTAAAACCTGAAGATGTTGCTGTTGTTGGTGAAAGAGCAAAAGAAACAATGAAAAGAAGAGGCAGACGAAGAATACCAACTTTTTCTATGAAAAGAAAAGGTATTCCGGGTTATGAAAAAAATCTTAATCAAGTTTTTAAAATGTTTGCGGCATCCGTTTCTCGTTATAGATATATGGATGAATTAAAATATGATCATGTTAATCTTATGGAAAGAAAAGGCTGGGGGGAAGTTAGTGAAATTACTGATCCTGATGGAAGAAAAATAGCTGAATGGCTTCAAACTTATTGGAAAGATTTAAATAATGAACAACAAGGAGGAGAACATACTGTAGATAGACTTTTGGATGAAATGCAAAAAACTTTTGCTGGTAATCCAAAACTATGGGCTACATTTGCAATTTCTTCACCTGTTGTTGCTCTTGGTTTGGGTTCTACTTTAGGTACAGCAGGACTTGCTGGTCTTGGTGGATACCTAATGTATAAAGCAATGAAGACGCAAAAATTTAAATCTCGTGCTGTAACAGGACAAATGCTTTCAATTTCAGCTCATATGAAACTCGGTGCTTTCTTTAATATATCTTCAGCATTTGTTAACTTATCTCAGTTAGCCAATGTATATACAAAACATGGTGGAACAAATACAACAGTTGCACTTAGAAGAGCAACAGCAGCATTATTTAGAATGGCTAGAAGAGACTTTGAGACAATACTTAAAAATCCAGAAAAGTATAGTACAGCAAAAGTTAATGCGGCAAGAGATGCATTAATGTTAAAAAAATATGCAGATGTAAAATCAGAATATTTTTATACTGATGAAAATCCTGATATATTTGCAGAAAGAAGTAAGCTCGGAGAATTTTCAATGATGTGGTTTCAGACGGCTGAGACAATTAACCGTTCAGTTTCATTCTTTGCTGGATTTCATGAATCAACAAAAGCAGGAAAAAATAGAAAACAATCTATAGAAGCAGGTAAAAAATCTATTCAAGAACAACAATTTAGTTATGATAATTCAGCAAAACCAGAGTTATTAAGAAGCACTCTACTTCGTGTTCCACTTCAATTTAAAAACTGGATGATGCAACAAATCGCTTTTATGGGTGGTCTTAGAGGATGGGAATGGCCTCGTTTCTTAGCTCTTTATTTTTTACTAGCTGGTGCATTAGGAAATACATTCCTTGCTTTAGCAGATCATATACTTAGATTGTTTGGATTTTCTCCAATGCAATACATCAAAGAATGGTCTGTAGAAATGGCAGGTAAAGGAGAAACAGAAGCAATGGTTGGTCAAATGATTGCTCATGGATTGCCGTCAGTAGTGTCATCTACGGGATGGGGGCCGGGAATAAATCTTTCATCAAGAGTTGGATTAGGAGATAAAGGTCTTCCAACAGAATTAAGAGATTTTCAAGGGCCACTTTTAAGTACTTTTCTTAATATGTATAAATTAAGTTCAGAAGGTGCATCCATTGGAGATCATATTGCAAACATTACACCAGCAGGTAAAGTATTTAAAGGTGTTGAAGCAATGGCAGGAGGAATGCCTTTGGAATCTGTGTTTACAGATTTTCCAGAGTTTAGTCAGAATTTTATGGCTAATTGGCGTGATGAACAAGAAGCAACAGTTGTTGATGCTTATCGTAATAGAAATATTAAGATAGAAGGATTTAGTGACGGAGATCTTCTACGAATGATGTTAGGATTCCAGACAACAAAAGAAGCACAGATTTCGGATTTTGTTGGAGGAATAAAAAAACAAAATGAACTTCGTTCAGAGGAAATGAATTTTGTTAAAACAAAAATAAATAATGCCGTAAGAAAATATAAGAATAATTCTGATAAACTTGGAAAAGAGTTACAAAAGATCATTGAAGAAGCAATGGAAGACGGTGTCAATATTACTTATCAAGGTATTAAGAGAATGATTATTGATGCTCACCTTTCCCTGATGGACAGGGAGTTCAAAAATGCTCCTAAACATCAAAAGGAATGGATATTAAACAATATTCAGAACATGGAAAACCTGTACGGTTCTGATGCAATAGGGAGTTATATAGACTAATGGCTGACTGGGAAAAAGAGATTGCGGAGCTTAAAACTGATGTCCGTTATATTAGAGAAGATATAGGAATTATGCAAAAACAGATAAGAGATCTCAATAAAACCAGTCATATGGGTGTTGGTGGATTAAAAGTTTTCCTTTTAATTGGCGGAATTCTGGGAGCTATTTGGACTTTTATGAAAATAACAGATTAACTCTTGACAACTACATGTAGTAGAACATATGTAGAACACAAACAATATATAGATATGAAATCATACAAGAAAATTTTTGTGATTTCAGATTTGCATGCACCATACTCGCACCCCGATAGTCTGGAGTTCATAAGCAAAATTAATAAGAAATACTCTCCCGATTGTGTAGTAAATATGGGAGATGAGCTGGATTTTTCAGCATCAAGTTATCACGAATCATCTACAGAATTATATAATCCTTCTAAAGAGTTAGAAGAAGGTAGAAAAATACTAAAAAAGCTGGAAAAAATGTTTCCTTCCATGCATTTATTACATTCTAATCATGGCAGTATGGCTTTTAGAAAAGCAAATACAGCAGGATTAGCACAAAGTTTATTAAAACCTTATCACGAAATGATAGGAGTTAGTAATAAATGGACATGGCATGATACCCTAACATTAAATACACCAATGGGTAATGTATATTTTGTTCACCAGCAATCATCAAATGTTTTACAGGTTTGTGCTGCAGTATCCATGAATGTGGTTCAAGCACACTACCATACGAAAGCGGTCATAAATTACATAAGTAGCCCAGAGAAATTAATGTGGGCAATGAATGTAGGATGTATGATTGATAAGAATCATCTCGCTTTTAAATATAGCAGGGTCATAGTCAAAAGACCGATATTATCCTGTGCAGTTATTACAAATGGAATACCACAATTAGTACCTATGGTTTTAAAAAGAAATGGTAGATGGGACAAAAAAGTTCATCTATGAAACAGAATGCCAAATACGATTTAAGACTAGGTTGGGTTATGAAAGAAGAAAAAAAAATAGACTTGGTTAATCATCCTCCTCATTACAAATATGGTAATATGGAGATATTAGACATCATTAAAGAAAAATCAAAGAATACACATATGAACCATTATGAGTTTGGCATATGGGGTCAAATGATCCAATATCTTTTTAGGTTTGATTTAAAAGGAAGTTGGATAACAGATTTAAAAAAAGCAAGATTTTATCTAGATGCCCTTATCAGAGAAGAAGAAAATAAAAAATAATACTGATGTTTCTGGTTGGGATGAACTAGTTCAAAATCTTAACGCAAGATTAAAATTAGAAAAAGTGAAAGTGAAAGTTAATAAAAATGGAAATAAGTCAAGACGTAGAATACATGGCAAGAACCCTGTGGGGCGAAGCCAGAGGAGAAGGTAAAGATGGACAGATTGCTGTCGGTCATGTTATTAAAAATAGAGCAGAAAAGAAAACATGGTATGGTAAAACTATAATGGATGTTTGTCTTAAAAAGTGGCAATTCTCTTGTTGGAATGAAAATGATCCCAACAGAGAAAAGATACTTGCTCTGTCTTTAGATGACTTGCAAGATCAAATAGAGATTGCAGCAGGTGTAATTAGTGGTCAGTACATCGATACTACAGAAGGAAGTACACACTATTATGCCAATTCAATGCCGAAACCACCTAAGTGGGCTGTCGGCAAAGAACCAGTAATGGTGATGGGTAATCATTATTTTTTTAATAATATTGAATAGGAGGTAATATGAAACTCATTAAAGATTTGTGGGCACACTTAAAAGAATGGTCAGATTGGTCTATGAAAGATTGGATCAAGGCTGGTATTGTTTGTGTTGTTGTTTTATTTGTCATTTACAAAATGACAGGTGGAGGAGCAGCGTAGCCCATGTTAAATTTATTAATTAAACCCTTGCTCGGCGTTGCCGGGCAAGCGGTATCTGGCTTCGTAGAAACAAAGAAAGCGAAAGCTCAATTGAAACTTACGGAAGTTCAAGCAGCAACTAAGTTAAAACAAGACCAAATAGCCGGTAAAATTTCTTGGGAAGCATCAGCCGTAGACCAAATGAAAGGGTCGTGGAAAGATGAGCTAATTTTAATTTGTCTTTTGGCTCCAGCGACACTCGTATTTTTTCCCGGAATGACAGAACATATTGAAAAAGGGTTTGTAGCCCTGCAGTCACTCCCGGATTATTATAAACACCTTTTATATATTGCGTGCTCAGCAAGCTTTGGCATCAAGGCCGGAAAAGGTGCAATGGGATTGATTAAGAAAAAATGATTACACCACAAAGATTAACAGCGTGGAGAATATTTCCACGTTTATTAATTACACTCTATGGGTTTTCTTTTTACAGAACAACTGAATGGTTTATGGCTCTACCAGACCCAACGAATGCACAATCAGCTTTTGTATCTGTTATTGTAGGTGCAGGTGCTGCATGGTTTGGTTTATATGTAGGAGGTACTAGGAATACTAAAGTTGAAAACAAAGAAACAAATTAGAACGGAGTAAAAAATGTCACCTGTATTTGTAGAAATGATTTACATGTTGCCTGAACACAGTCAGCTTGTTCAAGTAATGATGTTTAAAATAAATGATGAAGCACCTGAGTTTCGCAAATCACAGGAATTTGTTGACAATTTAAAGTCTTCTATTCATGGTAAAATACTTAACTATAGAATAATAACACAAGAGAATTTTGAAAATCAAAGTTATAAAGATTTGTTTGAAGAGGATTTAGAAAAAATTACTGTTCATTAATAGATATGGCTAAAAAGAAAAAAGAAAAAGTTAAGGAAGAAAAATATTATTCTCAGTGGTATTGGGGGCGAGACTGGTTAAACAATAAAGTTAAAAATTGGTACTATGGGCCTAGATTAGATTGGATGTATCTTAGAAATAAAAATAAAGAAAAAGATGCTAAAAAGAATACACGTTAATCAACATAATATAAGGTACAATAAAAAACATGGAACAAATAAACCTGTTATTACTGTTAAAACTTCAAAGTCAAATGATTACGGACACGAAGTTAACATCAAAGGTGAAAGTAGGGTAATTTATAGTCCTGATAAGCCACTATCGTGTGGAGCAAAGGTTTGGATTGAAACTAAAGCAGAAGTCAAAGTTGTTAACAAAGAGAATAGAAAAGAAAAAACACTCGGTCATATCTCTTTGGGATAAAACATCTAAATTAGCACAAGATGAAGGAAAAATTCCTGTCGTAGCTTTGTGCCAAAAACATCGCAAGGGATTTTGGATTGTTGTAAAAGATAATGATCTAAATAAATTGCATCAAATAATGGAGAAAGATAATGCCAAAAGTTGGAAAGAAAAAGTTTCCATATACGAAGAAGGGAAAGAAAGAAGCCAAGAAGTATGCGAAAAAAAAGAAAAAGAAAGTTAAAAGTAAAAAAGGATACTAATGTCAAGAAGAAGAAAACCGTCAAGGGCTTCATCTAGAAGAAGAGTTAAAGTGGAAGAAGGAAAAGCTATGCGTACACCTTTGTCTTCAAGAAAGATTAGTGACATTGTTAAAGATATTAAGAAACTTAAAAAGAAAAAGAAAAAGAAAAGAGGGAAAAAATAATGAAAAACTATCTAGGAAAAACAGAGCAAGTTAAAGCACCACGCAATTGGAAGTCATCTCCTGATTCACCAGAGACACAACTTGCCTATGTAACACAACAAGAAATAGACATGCTCGTAAAAGCAAATATTCATGGGTCTATGCAAGGTAAACCTAACATAGGGCCAAAAGGTATTATTAGTTTAGATGGCACAGGTGGTTCTATTACAACAAAAAAGAAAACGACAACAAAAAAGAAAACGACAACAGCAGGAACTGGTGGTGGATGGGGTTATTTTGATAGTTTAGCTGGTGCTTCTAATCCAAATAATTCAGAAAAAAAACGAAAAGAATTGGAACAACGAGCCAACTCTATTGCTAATAGTCAGGGCTGGGATACAGGTAAAGATAGTGCACATCAACAAGCAGTTAATAATGCACAAACAATTTATGGTGGTGGAACAACAGAAAAAGGTTTTAAATGGGGAACTACTACGGGTGATGGAGATGATGGAACTGCTGATGATGGTGAAACTGTTGTAACTGAAGATAAAATAGAAAATTACAATATTCCCGGAGTTGGAGATGTAAGTAAAAGATTATATAATCTTTATCAAACATTGGTTAAAGCATATGGTCAAGCTAAAGCCAAACAAATTATTCAATTAGGAAAAACTGAAGACGATTGGGCTGATAAAAATCTTGAAACTCTAACAGAAAAAATTTCTAAAGGAGGTCTTGAAGATTTTAGTCTTCTAGGATTGGCTTCGAATGTATTAAAAAAAGCACCATATGAAAATGAATTTCTTGGTTCAGCAGGAGCGGCAAATATACTTAATAAGTTAGAATCAATAACTGATCCAGAAGAAAAACAAGAATATGTTAATAGAATAATTTCAGCTAATAAAGGTGCTGAACAAATGTTTGGCCCAGATCTTAAAAAAGGTATTACCCCAGACCAATTTGAAAAAATTTTGGTTCAATCAAATCAGGGTAACAAAAATTTTGACAAGAATTATTACAAAACAAAAGAAGATTACTGGACTATTAATCCACCTCGTACTCGAGGTGATTTAGAACAAGCGGCAGCAGACGGAGTTACATGGATACCGGGATTTGGCCCTGTTGAAAGACCAGATCGTGGTGGTAATCAACAAGGTGGTGGTGGTGGTGGTAGTGGTAGTGGTGTTGGTGATCCTACTGATTCTACTGATCCTACTGATCCGGGTAGTGGAATGATGCCATCTGGTACATATCTTGCAACACAATTTAATAAAAATCTAGGTCTTACAGGAATAGATCCATATCAAAATCAACTATATACGGGTGGGCCAGAACAAAATTATATTGCTGGTGGATATTGGAATCCAAGTGAAAATAAGTTTCTTAGCTCTCCTTGGGGAACTCAAGACCTCTGGCAAGGAGCAATGCCTATGCAAGAAGGTGGGCCAGTAAGAGCTCCATCATCAAAAGTTACAAATGGTGGTGGTGGATTATTTAACTTTAAGGCATATGGATTCTAATGGCTATTACAAGATCAAGTATTCCAACCTTAATAAAAAGAAAACCGAGTGGTAAAGAAAAGAAAAGAAAAAAGAAAAGAAAAAAGCGTACCCGAAAAAGTTAAAATCGGATATCAAGATGTTCTTATTGAGTGGTCATCGGCTAGTTTTTCTAGGCCGTCTGATTCCTATGGAGAATATGACCATCGTAAAAATACTATTTCCATTCAGGACGAACTTTCTAATTTGGATGAAGCAAATACATTACTCCATGAAATACTACATGGAATTGTGTACATTAATTCTTTAACTGTTGGAGGGCAGCCATTAGATAAAGAAGATAAAGAAGAGATTGTCATTAACCAAATAACCAATGGTTTAATGCAAGTATTTAGGGATAACAAATGGTTATTAGATTTCTTAAAGGAGAAAATCAAATGAGAAAAATATCGGAGGAACAACTCCAACAAATAATTAGTTATCTTTCTAAACAACCTTACATGGAAGTTTTTAGATTAATGCAAATGTTACTTAATCTACCTAAGGAAGAAACAAAAAATACTAAACAATAGATCGTCACCTTTGTGGTGGCGGTCTTTTTTTTTGGCTAAACACGAGTTTGGTTGGAAAGCTCTAAACCCAAATTTAAAATCAAAAGAGAGCTGGGGCGGTAGGCGGGAAAACAAAAGGGGCGTATTTTGCGGTACGCCCCTTTTTACAAGGAAATATAAACGACAGGCAATTCAATAATGAAACAAATAATAGTGGAAAGAAAGCAAGCCCATAAAAGCCACCACCATTATTCTACATTATCGTTTCCCAATGGAGATCATTACCCAAGACCTCCTACCATCATGGCTTCTGGGCAACTGGTAATTCATTTATCGGTATAATATGTAAATTAGTTCCTTTCCAGTTTTCTTTTGGAAATTTACTGGCAAAATCTTTTGTTACAAGATACTTATCTGGCCAAACTCTATTTCCATGTTGATCTTTATAAGTGATTGATACAAGCAAATCTTCTTTCAATCTATAATCTGCTATGCCAATGCTACGATTGTACCAAATTGGCTTTGATATGTTGTATTCTCTCATTTTTTACCTTTCTTTTGAAATGATTTCATAAAAAAACTCTCTAATTTAGCTCTCAGAACAAAAAAGTAGAGTCCCTTATACGATTGGTCATGTCCTATACAAAACCTACTGTATCAATCATTTTTCAATGTTTATCCTCGTATCCTTTAGCATTAGGGTTAGAATAGTAATCTTTTCTAACCGAACTCAAAAAATCCTCATTACTAGTCTCTTTTTTTATATTTTCTCTATTAGCATCAATTTCAGTCCTCTCACTTGCAGAAGTAATGTTCTTACTAACATCTTTTGCATCGGTAAAAACAACAGGGTTAGCTGGTTTGGTAGGTGGAGCATTACTCGTCTCTTCTTTTCTTAATCTATCCTGTTCTTCTTCTGCTTTTCTTTCCTTATTCCTATGTCCATTTGTTATTAACTCATAAAAATCTTTATTGGTTAATTGAATGTGTTGTTTATCATCATAAACAATAACCCAAGTTCTTATGTGACTACCAGATGTTGTCGTTAAATCCCACTTCTTAAAAGAATGAACATTTTTTGTTGGTGATGTACCTGCTGTTAAGTATTCAAGCATTTGAATCTTTCCAAGAATTCTTTCATCTCCATTATGATTAAAGTGTAAAGTCCACAACACATCTTCGTTAATGTTTGTTTCTGGATTTATTCCTCCATCACTAATTTGATCTATATTTACAATCGTTTTACTCATACAAGTTCCTTATTTCTTCTTTAATTTTTTTACAGTCGGCAAAATCTTTTTCACCAAGACTTTTTCTGTAGTAATCTACCGAAGGTCTTTTTCGATTAACAATTTTTGCTATTTCTTCCTGTTTTAAATTTGTTAATTCAATCAAGAGAAGAACAATTTTCTTTCGTAAATTAACTTCTTCTTTATTTCTTCTTTCTTTAGATGTAACAACCCATCTAGGAACATTAAAACGAGAACAACAATACTCTAAAACAATTTCTGGATCTAAAGGTCTGTTCATAACAAAACTGATAAAAAAGCTAGAGCAGGAGTAACTAAAACAAAAATTATAATTGAGATCATTATCATATATGTAATTAAATCTATATTCATTAGTTTAACCTTTCTTTTATATCGTTATATGCTCCTCTTAAATGATCTTCTGCTTTATTAAAAAGAAACAAAACACCTTGTGGGCCACTTTCCTCTATTCTTAATCTGGATTCATCCCAATATTTTTGTTTAAAAGAAATAGTTTTTTTATCATCATCAATAGTTGCTTTACCTTCTTTTACTATATTAACAATAGTGTTAATAAATTTTTCTCTTCCTGACATTTCTACTCCTTTTCTACAGTTGACCTGATAACTGCATTTCCGTTCTTAAATTTGCTCCTTTTGAGCGAAGTAATTGTATCCAATTACAAAATGAATCATAGTCTATTTTTGCCTTCAAATATTCTTTTCTAGCAGGACTAAGTTGATCTTTAATAAATGTTGTGCTGTACTCTTGACTTGCATTAGCTCTTATCTCGCTTTCTCCTACTCCTTTTCCCCCATCCAGAAATTCCGTAGATTTTCCGTCTCTCGTTGGTTTCTTTAAGTCTATTAGATCCTCGTATTTTGACTGTGCTTCTATGAGAACGTACCCTAGTTCTCTTTGTCGGTGAATTATCTTGTTGGGATCGAATTGTAATATCTCCCAATCCTCCTTTATGGGCATTCCAATATCTTTTTGCTCTGCCATAGGGATCTACCTCCTTGTTAATTTCCCAGAATTTTTTTTCAGTAATTCTGTGCAACTCTGAGTGATGAAAAACACAGAGTGGCACAGTAAATTGATCACCCACCTTGAGCGACATCGCTTGTGGTTGTGATAGCGTAAGATGATGTGCTTGGACATCACTTCTTCCACAAATGAGACATGGCTGTTCAGAAATTCTTCGTAAGTGTTGTTCTGATCTGTATCTCGGTTCATCACTTCTCAAAATGGAATATCTGGTTCTTCTTCTGAAGATCTATTACTATTAAAACCAGAAGTTTTTTCTTGAGGTGTTGTAATTTTAAGAGAAACCATAGGAGAGCCATCCTTTGTTTTTCCACCCCACAACGCACCATTGTAAACACCAGCAGGAATAGTCTGCTCTATCGTAATTTTATTATTTGTATAGCTAGGGTGCTTTTCATCCTTTTTATAATCGTTTTTAAATAGATTTATTTTAACTTCAACCATCTACTGTTTTCCTCCATGCTCTGACATTATTCTCAACATCTTTTCTGAACCTTTCAGATAATCCATTGACAAAATTTACATTATCTTTGACGAGTTTGTCAATATCGTCATTTGATTTTAATTTTCTTAATTCTGATAGAAAATTATTAACTTTTTCAACTTCTGATCCTCCGTTTTCTTGACCTCCAACCACTTTAAGATTAGTATTTTTCTTACTATTTGATTGAAATTTTAAAGTATCATCAAAATTGTGTGCAGGTAAACCATCTGCATCTGGAGAAGCAACCATATCTTTATCTTCTCCTGTCGGTATCATAAACAATCCTCTTAAAAACTGTTTTAAAGCATAGGATTGTGCTGTGCCGTAGGCTTGAGCTCCACGAGGATCAACTCGTATTGTTCTTCGTAGTGGGTGTGCCCACATCTTGCCAGATTTGTGGACAAGAATAAAATTAAAGACAATAATCAATGATTTATTATCAACTTTCTCATCAATCTCATCCATCATTATAGTTAGTCCAGCTTCAGCCAATACCTTACCATAAACTTCTAGGAAATCATCAATACCTGCAAAGTTATAGTTTGCAAATTCATTTCGATTTCCTTTATAAAGTTTAACTGCCCCACTTGATACCTCATTGAGAGCATTAGCAATCTCTGGTGGCATGGGTGGAAGAGAGGGTAAGATACTGTTCTCTGGAACTTGGACATATTTAATATCGTTCATTAGAACCTCCATATCTTTCTTCTTGCATTAAGTTTTTCTTTATTTTTCCAAGTCCAATCATCTGGATTTGGTGGATGCATCTCAGCAACTTCTTGCCAAGTTTGACACCTAGAAAGTGTTGTTTTCAGCGAAGAAATAACTGAATACAATCTTTCTTTCCAATCTTCGTCTGGATTTTCTTCCATATATTCTCGAATTGAAAACTTATTTGTATCAGCAGAATAGGTTACTTTTTTTGTTTTCCTATCTGTTGATTTTCTTGATAAAATTTGATGAAATTCAACATCACCTTTTTCCTTATTGTAATCTTGTCCATAATAATAAAACATTCCTTGCAACCAATAACCAAAATTCATTTCAGACGATTGTTTTTTCGGAACTTTAATATCTACTGTTAAAGGAAATCTATCTTTCTCAAATTCATAATCGGTATAACCAATCATGTCTGGTAGATCTTCATCACCAAATAATTCAGATAGACTAATAATAACTTTCTTTTGTGTACCTTTATAGTTTCCAGATTTTTGAACAACATCAATTACCTTATCTACCATTGGTCGAAGTGTTTTTCTTTTTTCTTTTTCCTCATCTGATTGAGGAAGAATATCACCATTCTCATCTTTTTTTTCTACTGCCCCATCAAATAATGCTTCTGCATAATTATAAACTGTGTCTGGATTATTAGGTCTTTGTTCAGCAAAAAGAGTACCAGAACTCTCAATAACATTACCCCCAATCATAGCTATATTGGGAGAAAAGCTACATTTAAAACCATAAGTCATTAACCAATCAGAATTATAACAAAGGTAAGAATTCAAGTGGGCAGGTGATAAATGGTGAATACCAAATCTTTTCCATACTAATGGATCTCTAAATTTTGTGTCTATCATGGTAATTTCTCCTCCGATATAAGAGTTGCATTTTCATAATCTTTTTCCTCAACATAAAGATCATTATAAGTGATTTCATAACCACCTTCTTTAACTAAAATTTTTTCTGCTTCTTTCTTTGTATGTGCTTCAATCTCATAAACTAATTCTGCACTTACACTAAATGTATATCTATTTTTCACGAATACCTCCTTCTACAATTAGGACACAAACGATGAAATTTGTGTTCACTTAAAAATTCATTATTGCAAATTTCAAAATTCATACACTTCTTCATTTCTTTTTTATGCTTGTTATCAGCTTTTGGTTTTGAATTGTTATAATAATCTGGTTTTTCCATTTTTAATTCTTTCTTCATGGGTAGTTTTATCTGCCTACGATTTCTCGCACTTCAATGGCACTACCCAAGCCAGTTAAATTTCTGTAATTTGAAGGTAGAGCATCAAGCAGGATGTAAAGAAAACTAAAGACCTTCCTGTCAAAATCTTTTTCACATTTTCTCACTACTCTACCTCCAGTATCAAGGGATGAGAACAAAAAACGAATAAGGGAATATACAAACAATTAGGATATATCCGTCTTGTTGCCATTGTATATAATTTTTTCATTTTTATTCTCATATACCCATATAATGACTTTTTTGACATTATCAACACTTTTTTTTAATTTGACAAAACTTTTTTTACACATTAAAGAATATATATTAACTTGGTTGACTATTATGAAAAGTCTTGTCTGGTAATCGTGAGAGTCCTAGTGCTGAATCGAAAGACCACTTTGATTTGAGAGTTCGAGGACATAAAGACACTACAGGATATGGGTCAATAATTAAGTTCCTGTCTCGATGAATTGACATCGTGAGTATAAAACACACCCAAGTTAATATAAAGGGAGTATAAATGGGAGATGGAAAAAAGAAAATAATTTTTGTGAAGTGGTTTCCAGACGATTACATTACAGGGTGTGAACTCTTAACTTGGCAAACTGAACTCGTTTACTCAAGAATAATACAAAGAATTTATAATACTAGAAACAACCTATATGACGAAGAAAATACTTGGAATATACTTATCCAAAAGATAGAAAAATATGCAGATATAGAGAAAATAAAGGAAGAATTACTAAAAAAAGACAAGATTTATTTAGAAGATGATAAGATAAAAAATCAGGGGTGTGATAAATACCTTAAAGAAGCTCTAGATTATTTAGAAGATCAAAGAAAAAAAGGTAAAAAAGGGGCAGATAAAAGATGGGGTGATGGCACAGCCAATGGCACAGCTAATGGCACAGCTATAGCCAACCATAAACCACAAGCCACAAACCATAAACCATTAAATTATAAAACTATAATGGAGACATGGAACAGGATAGTCCCCACCTCTCATATTCAACAAATGAATGATACAAGAAAGAAATTGTTTCAATCTAGGTTTAAACCTTTCTTTAAAGAAAGTTATGAGGAATGGGAGAAATTTTTAAATAGAATATCCAAGATTAGTTTCTTATGGGGAAGTAATGATAGACAATGGAAAGCAGACTTTAACTGGGTTTTAAATGAAAACAATCTTCTCAAAATATTAGAGGGAAAGTATGAAACTGAAACAAAAAATACTTCTACATTTTCATCTGATAGACATTATGATTCAAGGTTAAAAATGTTTAGCGAGGGTAAAGTAACTAATTTTATGAAGGTTTTTGCTAATCAACATGAGGGTGAAGTAAGAGAAATGGTACAAAAAGGTGATTTAACTAAAGAAAGAGCAACAGAATTGGGGATAAAAATTGGCTAAAAGAGGAAGACCTAAAAAAGAACCTGTTGTAAGGGATAAAGGGACACCAGAACTGATTATGCACAAAACAATGCTAGTTGGTGATGGAGATTCCACACTAACGACTACTGCTATTGATATTCATTTAGCGAGAAAACTTATATCAGTAGATCAACACACAGCAGGAAGAAGATTTTCTCACCTACACTATGTAGAATTTGGCAAAGTTTATAGTCAAAGTAGCATGGGGAAGATATTATCTGGTCAATCACAAAGTAGGGAAATATTGGGAAATCCAAGCAGATTTGAGGAGTTTATTCATAAGTATTATGATGGGGCAAGATTGTACTTATACACACATGGTGGCATAAATGTGTTAAGAACAGCACTAAGTATCATTTGCTATGATAAAAGACCTAATTATCTTAAAAATATCTATGAGCCAATGGACGATATTATACTTGCTGAAGTGAGAAAAAGTTTAACTTTATTAAAAAAATTTTTTAATGAGCCAGTTAAGAAAATCATTGGAAAATAGCGATTTTCCTTGACAAATTGAAATTTTTTCTTTAAAATTACACTTATAATTGTAAAATGGGTTAAGTATGTCAAGAGTTATTTAAAATAATCTTGAATAAATATTTTTACATAAAAAAAACACAGTAAAACAGCCGATAATATCGGCTTTTTTTTATTCTAATTGCATAAAATTTACTTGCAACTTTTTAACAATTTTCTTAACTTTTTCTTCGTACAAAGGGTCTTCTGCATAATTGTAAAGTTTATCAACTAACTTATCAACATTTATTTCATTCATAACATACTGTGTAAAAAGAGTATCTTTAAATTCCTCGTAGTTAATATCTGTTGTTAGTAGTTCCATATAGTGTTCAACTGATTCACATTTTGTCTTATACGACCTCAATTTCTTTTTATTACCATCTAAAGAAGTAATATAATCTTCTCCCTCCAAAGCAATAATACCAAATAGGTTATTTGCCTCCTTATAAAATCTGGAAGTTCCATATCCTGTTTCCTGTATAGCTTGAGCTATCACCAGAACAAGTGGTATTCGCAAGGGTGGATCAATAATAGCATTATATTCAATCGCACATTGTTTTACTTCTTCAATAAATGAATGTTGGTACATAAAATCATAATCAATTTGTGGCTGATTACACAAAAGAAATAATGTTGCACATAAATGTTTCATTTAGTTTCTTTCTTGTTATCATTAATTTCTTTCTCGGCTGATTTTACACAATCATCTTGATAAGTTTGCCATAAATTTTCTGTTTCTATACAGATCATAATATATCTACGAGCAAGTTCATCAATTTTTTTACCAATATCATCATTCATTAAATATTTTTTTTAGTTTTAAGTAATCTTTTCTGGGAATAATAAATCGCAAATCACTATTAACTTCAGTAATATCAAAACCCTCCCTATCTTCTAAAAAAACTTCTAATTCACACCAAAATTCATTTTTCTCTTTGTATTGTTTTCTGACTTCTAAATTACCACACCAATTCTCGTACATAGTATCTTGTGCTTCTTCCAAAAAACTTTCACCAGAGAGTGCTACATAGTAATCACCTTTTTGATAGAAATAATCATCTTTATCAAAAGTTTTTAATATTGTTATGTCCTCAAACTTGTTGATATTGTATGTTGCCCATTTAGAATAGTTTACTTCAAATGCATAAAAAGGTTTATACTTTTCTGATTTAACTAAAAGTAATCTTCTTTCAGTAGCAGACCACTTGTAAGGAGTTAAATAAACACCCTTTACATTCATTTTTGTTTTACCATCAAGAGTAAGTCCTGTGTATATATCTGTTTCAATCATTGTATTTGCCTCAACCATGCATTAGGGATCTTATCCAATTTCCTTTTTTGCAATAAACATAAGGCAACAGGATTAGGAATAATAGTCATACCATTTTTATAGTTATAAACTTGTCGCCAAGTTAAACCAAGATATGTTGCTGTATCTAGAACATTACCTTTGAACATTTCACCAACCAATTCATCAAATTGTTCAGAAGTCATTTTCTTTTTTCTTTTAACAAAAGTTTCTAATTCAATTCTTTTCACCTAACCTCCTCTATTTCACAAAATTGATAATCTATAAATTTTTCTCGGTGTACTTGGTCATCACTATAACCTTGTTCATCAAAAATCTTTATAGCTTCTTTTTCTGTTTTAGCTTTAACATCAATTTCTTTACCATAATGTTCAGCAATTAAAATTCTATAAGTTTTCATTATGCCCTACCACTTTCTTTATCCACATAAATATCAGCTTCAAGATCTATCTTTTCTAAAAGTATGTGACTAGGTATATCATTTCTATTAATAAAAATATGATCCTTTTCTTTATTTAATGCATTAGTTTCATAAAGATATTCAATCATTTTTGTTAATGTAAATGTTGTTAATTTTTTTTTGTCTTTGTTATAAAAATATAAAAGCAAATCTTTTTTATTAGTTCCTACCATTTTTTTCCTCCTTTTTTTTTTGAAAGTTCTTTAATGCACCATCAGATAAATGACTAATTATTTTTCCAAAGTGCATAACAGCAGAACGAAGTGAAGATGAATTTAAAAAATCAAGCATAGAAAGTTCAACTATTTTTTCTATGTCCTCCCTTGATAGTTCCTCACCCTCACTTAATTTCTGCCCAATCACCAATGATTGTGTGTGAAATTTATCAAATTCCTTATCAAATTCCATATTAATTTATTGATAACTCCTCTATTTTTTCAATTTGATTTGCTGATAAAGGAAGCAAAGTGCTATCTTTATCTATTGAACGACCAATAAACATTTTAAACTCTATTTCATGAATAGTGTTTTTACAATCTTGGTCTTTACTGATACCAGCTCTCGCTGTTTCAATTTTCTCAATTTTAAAAAAACGAAAACTATTCTTGTCTGGATCGCAAAGAGTATTCATAAGTCTAAATATTCTTTTTTGTGCATGTTCATAAAGTTTAACAACATCACCAACCTTAATTGTTTTATCAATAAGATTGCTTTGTTCATGTTTTTTTATATCTTCTGGTAAACATTCTAAAACTTCTCTAACCATTTCTTTATTTGGTTGAAAGAAAGTAGTTGTTGTGCCATCTTTTTCTTTTTTTTCTTTAAGAACTTTAACTGATGGTTTATTTTTATTTTTCATTTTTTACTCCTTGTTAATTATAAAAGAGTAAATCATAGTATTGAAATGATTGCAAGAACATTTTTAACTAATTATTTTTCCCTTTCTTTTGCTTCTTCATCTGTAATAATTTCATAATCCCACATAAACATCTCGCATATTTCATCAAGTGGCATAGTTTTTAAAGTTTCTTTATCTTCTTCATTATCCATGTCAGTTTCATGTATATCAATTAATGCAGTTCTTAAATCTTCTTTATCTTCATAAACTTGATAATTCCAACTTCCTTGTAAATCTATTCTTAATACTTTACTCATTATTTCATTTTTTCCTCTCGAATATTATGGGGACGACTTATTTCGTCCCCATTAGGAGTAATTAATTTATAACACTTTCTTTTAATACTGATTGCAAACTTTTAGAAATAGGAACGACTTTTTTATCTAATTCCTTTTTCTCTTGTATTCTTTCGTTCTCAACATCTTTATAGACATTGTTGGTAATATCTCGAAGAACACCAGATACACAATTATTAACAAATTTCTTTCTGGTTAATCTTTCTGCATTAGTCCAAAGTCCTACATGGTTTTGTAAATCTTTAATTGTAATACGATAAGGTTTCACAACTCCTTTATCATCTCTCATCATTAAAGAAGTATTATATAGTTTTTCGACTAATCTCATTCTGATTAACCATTCATCAATATTGCTTTCTGTTATTTCACTTAATCCAACAATCATTGTTTCATAGACTAAGTGCTTGGTAATTGGTTGTATATCGAAAACTTTACTACCTTTCTTGTTTTCAACAGGGACATAGTAATCATCTGGGTTTCTTTTAAATCCCATAATATTTCTGATACTCCATCTTAAAGCCATTTTTACTCACCTCCTTCAAATTTAATAGTTTGAACTGCTGTATCTCTATCAGCAAGATATCGATAACTTTCATCATGTTCAGATACCATTTCTACATCAAAATTATTTTCTAATGCTTCTAAAATAAAACTATCATCATTTCTACCATATCTAAAAACATCAATTACATTGTTGTCTTTATCGGTTGCAAAATGAAGATAATTTTTACCATCAAAAAATAATTTATAATTATTTCTAAAAATAACATCAAATTCTTTAAGTTTTTTAATGTCATTTAATGGTATTTTTGCAGTTGGTCTATAATATGTGGACATTACACACCTCCTTTCCAATTTGGTAAATTCATATATTCTTTCATATCCATATCTAAATAACCATTATCACCCTCGTTGTCAGATAACTGCACTCTTGCTCTAATTTCAGTATCATTATGAGGTAAAGCAAAAGTAATAGGATAGAAAAAACTAGTATTAAGTTTATCCAAATTATCTGGTTTAAATGTTCTATTCCTATTTGCTTTAATAGATTTGTTATTTATTTTTATTAATTCTTCTTTGGTAAAATATTTTGGCATTTTTAAATCTCCATTTCCTAATGCTGTTTTAATAACTAATTCACACACTTCTTTTTACAATCTCATTAAAAAGTTTTGAATAATATTCATTTTCATCCATATCAATAATAACAGAAACTATTCTATCATCTTCGTTCTTAATGGCATAGACGGGATAACAACCATCCCCATAGCCACTAGAAAAAGCAACACCAACTTCTGCACCATGTTCATTAATCATCTCGCCACCACCTTTTTCAGATTTTGTGAGCATACATGCTCCTTGATAAGAGTATTCTTTGCTATGAGCTTCTGGGTGTGGCAGTTCAATAAAAATACCATCTTTAATTAATTCATTCATAGTTTTATTATATTCGGAAATAATTTCATCATATTGACTAAAGTCTTTTCCATACTGCAACTCTTTACCAGAAGCAGTATGTCTGTATCGTCTAACATCTCTATAATCATCATTTTTAAATGAAGAAACATAACATGGATCAGTAATCATTAATTGACCACTATCCACTCCAACACTACCTATATAAACTTTTTCCATTTTTAACTCCTTTGTTGAAAGTTTATTCATATCTTTTTTTTGCATAGATTTGAAATAATTGCAACATTATTCAATTTTTTCTAATACTTCTTTGTCTTTTCCCTCTAAAGCAATAAGTATTTCTCTTAATTTATCTTCTTTTTCCTTTGTAAAACAATGCACTCTATCAAACATAGGAAAACCATTAACACTCTTTGGTAGTTCATGTTTTTCCCCATAATAACAAAAGAAAAAAGTATGTTCTTTTTTAACACACCCAAAAGCTATTGGTAAAAAAATCATTCTTAAATTATCTGCCCATCTTTGAGGATTTTCATCATAACATTCCCAAGAGGTAAAAACACAGTTAGCCCTATAATCTAGAGCTAACTTTTTGATTTCTTTTAGTTCTTTATCTGTTATCAATTTAACCCTACCTCTTTCATAATTTGGGGAAATAGTTTAACAAATTGTTCATCTTGCTTTTTACCAGAATGAATTAATTTGGCATATTCACGAACACTTATTTGTATTTCATCAATCAAATAATTGATATGATCGTCAATATTTTCTGGTGGCATGATAAATATATCTCTATCTGCTTTCTTACACCAAGCATCTAGGACTTGTTCTAATTTGGATAATAAAAACTGTTTTTGATCTTTTCCTTTAAAAGAAGAAGCAAACAATTTTAAATCCTCTTTGGTTACATCTGGTTTAATCATATATATATATATGGTACTTTTTGAAAAAATTTCAATAGTTTATTTTGACTTTTTTTACTTTTTATACTAATGATTAATAAACCATTAAAAAAGGAGTATAAAATGGCTAATAAAGAAAAACCAAGTAGACCAATGTTCACCAAATGGAGAAAAAACAAAGGTCAGTTTGCAAGAAAGGATTATCACAAGGAACTTCCTAAAAAAATAGCTGAATATCTTGGAAGAAAAGAGGTAAGTCATGGATAATAGGAAAATTAAAAAGAAATCAAAGGCACAAAGGGAAAGAGAAAAAGCCGAATTAATCCAAGAGCTAGGGTATGATCCAGATCGTGATCCAATGCAGGATTATTGGGATCATGAAAGCGACAAGATCGCTATTCACCAAGAATTTCACGATAACGAAACATCATAAAAAAAGGGGGGAAATTCCCCCCTAATTCATAATATTATATAATTCATTTATTCGTCTGGCTCGAACTCCTCTCCATAGTCAGCTACTTTCTGCCTATATTCTGTGGTATCATCTTTAAATATACAAGGATCATATTCGTTTTTTCTATCCTCAATACATTCATCACAAACATAACCACAAGAAATGCCCATTTTATCATAAAGAATAAAAGGAATATTATCTTTCCTACAATTAGGACATTCATCAAGTATTCTATCAAACATATTTACCTGTCCCTGTTTATTTTAATATTATCTTTACTGACATTGAGGCAAACAACATATAAATACCAAACATCAATATCATAGGGAAACATTCTGGTTTTACAGCAGTTAAAATGATAACCTTTTTTATCAAATTCTTCCTTGTAATAATCTCCCATATGATTGTCAGTAAAATAATCTTCTATATTCTTACATAACCAAAATGTTTCACAACTTTGATTTTTACCATTAAAGGCAATCATATTGGGGTTATTTTGTTCAATGGGAATAATCCTGTCACATTCTTTGACATAATCAAATTCTTGCTTGATTTGTTCCCATTCTTTATCAGTAAAACTTCTTTTCTGGTGTATATAGTTTGTATATCCCATTTTTATTATATCTCCTTTTTAAAGTTAAAAAGGGGAATAATTAAATTCCCCTAGTTTTAGTTATATTAATAAATTAACTGCTAGAATAATTATAATACTAATTAAAAGAACAGAAACAATAAAAGTAAATTTTCTTATAAAGTTCATTTTGCTTTTACTCCTTTTTCTAGTTCTTTCAGCTTGGTAATAATCTCACTAGCGTCAAGCTTATTTAGTGGTAGTGTTATATCAACATCATTCTTAAAATGTGGAAAGTTTGAAACAATAGAATTAATCAACCAAAGCTGTTTAGAACTAGCTGATTGATCCTTTGCTTGATCTCTCCATTTATCACTTATTTCAAAAGCCATTTTTTTATACTCCTAGTTTTTCAATTTCAATATTTTCATCATGAAAATAATGTCTGGTTATATACTCACATTGTGAAATTAATTTCACTAAATGCTTCTTTTGTTCTTTTTCAAGATCAGAAGAAATGATTTGAAGTCCCTTACTATCAAAATCTTCTATAACTTTTTCAAGATCTTCGGTAAGATTTTCAAAGTAAAACATATTTTTATTACTCCTTTGTTAAATGGTTTAATTTCTTTTATATTATGTTTGCAAATATTACAAACATATATTAATAATAAATTATTAATTAAATATAGGAGTTATTATATGAATGAATTACATATATTAAACAAAGATGAAGCAAGAGCCGAAAAGGTGGCAATGCTTAACGATCAATTAAGATCAAAAATAGGTCAAGGTCTACCTGTTGGAAATAATGATTTTGTCATAACTCAAGGTATCTGGGATTGTTTCAATGATGATGAAATGACAACCTTATTCCACAATATTAAAACTTTTGACGATTTCAGCGAGGACAACGATCCACACAAAGAGAGAGACTTTGGATCACTCACAGCAAAAGGAAGAAAAATATTCTGGAAGATAGACTATTACGATAATAACCTTGAATATCATAGCCCAGATAATACAGATCCAACACAAACAAGACGAGTTATGACAGTTATGCTGTCTGACGAGTATTAAACCAATAAAAAAAGGGGAGTAAAAAACTCCCCTTATTTAATCATATAATAATTAAACTATTTAACCATAGCTAGAAAATCTTTCTTCGCTTTTTGAACTTCTTCATTACTCATCAACATCAATCTTCTAATGGCTTCAATTCGTTGATCTTCAGTTAAATAGGGTTTCATTAATCCAAACAAGTATTTGTGTAATGAACTTCTAAACAGATCAATTTTTACTTTCTTTGTTTTATTCATGATTAGATCTTTAAAGGAAGTTTGAAAAGATTACAAGATAATTAATAATAATAATTAATAGGATAAAGTATTGATATGACTAGAAAAACAGCAATAACACCAGAACAAGCTTTGGCTCAATATATTCAAATGGGACAAAGCAGGACATTGAATAGATTGCACAAAATTCTGAATAAAGCAGTATCGTACGATAGTCTACGAAGGTGGTGTCATCAAGGTAATTGGGTTGAAAAGGCTAAAGCTACAGATCGCAAAACTACTGAAATAATGACCGAAAAACACGCTATAGAACTGGCTGAAAGAACATTTAACGAGATAGACGAGCTTAAGGGCATTAATAAGCAGTTATTGTTCAAGGTGTCAAAAGAGTTAGAAAAGATTAATTATGATCTAAAGGCAGAACAAATAAAGTCATTAGGAGATCTTGCCTTATCTGTGTCCAAGCAGATCCAACTGCTGTCTGGTGGTGTTGACTCAAGACATGAAGCTATTAACATAGAGAGCTTAAATAAAAACGAATTACAAACAATGATCCAAACATTAACTCATGAGCTAGGGCTTGATCTTGGTGGTGTCAGTAATGACAAGAAAGTGAATTGATTAGATTGAAAAGAAAAAGAAAAGCTGGATTAAATAGAGTCCCAGCAAGGCAAAAACAATAAGTCAGACCCCACCCACCCACTTTTTCATTGATCATAACATCCATATAGGCCATCTCAAAATATTTTAATACATATATAGATATACCCCTTGACTTTTTATTTCAATAGGTCTATATTTTTATATATATTTTTCCAGTTTGCACCAATGTGGTGTAATAACCCGTGCCATTCAGGACGGGATTTTTAACTTGCTACGACAGGAGTAACAAATGAACGAGCTAATGACGTTGTCAAACCGCTTGACCCCAAGCCTATTCAGGCAAATGGTAATCGGTTTTGATGATTTTTTCAACGACATCCACAACGTGGACAAAACATACCCACCCTATAATATCAAAAAGACAGGGGAAGACATCTATACGCTGGAAATGGCGATAGCTGGATTTAAAAAATCCGATATCAAAGTAAACGTAGAGAATAATATCCTCAAGATTACAGGGGAACAAAAGAAGAACGACAATGACTATATCCATAAAGGTATGGCAACTCGTAACTTCATAAGGTCTTTTTCTCTGGCTCGACACATAGAGGTCGAGGAAGCGAAGATGGAGGACGGTCTTTTAAAAATAAAGATCATTCGCAATCTTCCAAAAGAGCTAAGACCAAAGGAAATTAAAATCGTATAATGGAGCAAGTCCAGATTAATAAATCCGAAAAATTTATCGCCTTACAAAAGGCGATAAAGCGTTTAGGAGATCTGGAACAAACCCAAAAGGCACATGATTCTTTACTGGAATATGCTAAAGTTCAAATGCCCGGCTATATGTCGCCAAGCCATATAAAGCTCTTAGCATCAAAGCTAGAAGCCGTAGAAAGAGGAGAGATTAAACGACTAGCTATATTCATGCCCCCAAGGCACGGAAAAAGCCAGTTGACATCGCAATTCTTTCCATCATGGTTTATCGGCAGAAATCCATCGAAGTATATTATCGCAACAACATACTCACAGGATTTAGCAGACGATTTTGGTCGATCAGTAAGAAACCAAATCTTAGATGACAATTTTAAGAAAACTTTTCCAGAATGTATCTTGTCAAAGGATTCAACATCTGTTAAAAGGTTTCATACTGACTTAGGAGGTGTGTACTACGCTGTTGGTGCAGGGGGTGCAATAACGGGTAGAGGTGCACACCTTCTTTTAATTGATGATCCTATCAAGGGACGGGAAGAAGCAGACTCCGATGCAATGAGAGAAAATCTCATCAACTGGTATAAGTCAACAGCCTATTCACGTTTACAACCCGGAGGATCAATTATTCTTATCCAGACACGTTGGCATGAGGATGATCTTGCAGGATGGATTCTAAAAGAAACAAAACATGAACCGTGGGAGGTCATAGAGTTTCCAGCCGTATTGGACGATAAAGCAGCCAAGATTCTAAAAAGAAAAAAAGGCGAAGCATTATGGCCCGAAGCATACGGAATGGACAGATTAGAGGAAATACAAAAGACTGCAGGAAGCCGTGAATGGAATGCTTTGTATATGCAGCGACCTGCTGCTGAAGAAGGAAATATTATTAAGCGGTGGTGGTGGAAACAATGGGAGCACAATGAACCACCAGAATGTCAGTATATATTACAATCATGGGATACAGCCTATACCACAAATGATAAAAGCGATTATTCCGCTTGTACCACTTGGGGTATATTTGAGGATAAGCAAAAAATAACAAATGCTGTTCTTATTTCAGCACAAAGAGATAGATGGGCATTTCCTGATTTAAAATCAAAAGCTGTAGAGTTCTATAATACTTATCAGCCTGATGTTATTCTAGTGGAAGCAAAAGCATCGGGATGGTCACTCATACAGGAATTACAAAGAGCAGGGTTGCCGATTACACCGTACAACCCGAAGAAGATGGATAAAAGAGCAAGAGCTCATGCCGTCACACCCATATTTGAAGCAGGGCGTGTTTGGTTTCCAAAAGGAAAATGGTGGGCAGAAGATGTTATTAATCAATGTGCACAGTTTCCAACATCAAACTACGATGACTTTGTAGATTCAACTACACAGGCATTACTAAGATTAAGACAAGGATTTTTTGTAACACACCCACAGGATGTTCCGTTTGAACCATCTAAACCAAGTGGAAGTTATTGGTGATAGGAGTAAATAATGGCTAATAAACAATATCAATGGTTTTTAACAAAAAGAAAAAGAATTAAAAAGAAAAAGAAAAAATAATGGCTAGAGAAAAAACATCAGAATTTAATCAAATGGTTTCTCGTGAATCTGTCGATGTACAGATGCCTGACGAGAAAGAACCAGAAATTAGAAAAACAAAACATAATGATAATCTTGCAGAAAAGATTGATGATGATTTGTTAGATGATTTAGCAAGTGATTTAATTGATAAATATGAATCGGATAAAAGAAGCAGAAGCGATTGGGAAGAAACTATTAGAAAAGGTATTGAACTTTTAGGATTAAAACTAGAAGAAACAACAAAACCATTTCCGGGTGCTTGTGCAGCACATCATCCTTTAATGGTAGAAGCTGCTGTTCAATTTCAATCACAAGCAATTAAAGAATTATTCCCAGCTAATGGGCCTGTACAAACAAAAGTTTTAGGAGATTATACAGAAGAAAAAGTAAAACAAGCATACCGTGTTAAAGAATTTATGAATTATCAAATTACGGATAAGATGGAAGAATTCTTTGATGACTTAGATCAAATGCTTTTTTATCTTCCAATAGTTGGTTCATGCTTTAAAAAGATTTATTATGATGAAACATTAAAAAGACCGGTAGCACGATTTATTCCTGTAGAAGATTTTGTTATATCTTATGATACACCAGACCTTCGTACATCAGGACGATATACGCATGTTATTCGTATAGAAGAAAATGAATTATTAAAAAGACAAGTTACAGGATTTTATGCTGAAATGGATATGGAAGAAGATCCTGATCCAAGTGCAAACAAAGGCGATATTGCAGAAAAGTTAGAACAAGTTCAAGGAAGAAGCAGAGACATTGGAAGTAAAGATAGAATATATACTTTACTTGAAATGCATATTGATATGGATTTTGATGACTTCAGAGATGAAGATGGTATAGCTGTTCCTTACATTATTACAATTTGTCTTGATACAAAAAGAATTTTATCAATTAGAAGAAATTACAATGAAGAAGATGATACAAAAAAACGCATACAACATTTTGTTCATTATAAATTCTTACCGGGATTTGGGTTTTATGGTTTAGGATATGTTCACCTCCTAGGCAACTTGCAAAAATCAGCAACAACTGTTCTACGTTCTATTATTGATGCTGGTCAGTTTGCTAATCTTCCTGCTGGATTTAAAGCAAGAGGAATGCGAATTGAAGGAGGCGATCAACCAATAGGATTTGGTGAATTTAAAGATGTTGAAGGATACGGAGATGATATTAAAAAATCTGTTGTTCCTTTACCATTTAAAGAACCATCACAAGTTTTAACTCAATTATTGGGTTCAATGACGGATGAAGGAAGAAGACTTGCTGCTATTACTGATCTTCAAACAGGAGATGGTAATACACAAGCTCCTGTAGGCACAACTGTTGCTTTATTGGAGCAAGGTACAAAAGTTATGTCTTCTATCCATAAACGATTGCACAATTCACAAAAAGAAGAATTAAAAGTATTATCAAGAATTAATTCTGAATCACTTCCTGATTATTATCCTTATGATGTATCAGGTGTAAGTCGTTTTGTTTTCAAAAAAGATTTTGACGGAAGAGTGGATGTTCTTCCTGTTTCTGATCCAAATATTTTTTCTACAGCACAAAGAGTTATTTTGGCACAAACACAATTACAAATGGCACAATCTGCACCGCAAATACATGATTTGCGTGAAGCATACAAAAGAATGTATGATGCATTAAATGTTCCTAATGTAGAAGATATTTTAATGCCAGAAATGGGTGATAAGCCAAAAGATCCAGCAACAGAAAATTATGCAATGTTACAGACACGACCTGTTAAGGCGTATCCGTGGCAAGACCATGAAGCACATGTGGCTGTGCATCAGGCATTTATGATGGATCCATCAAATGTTCCACCATCACAAAATCCACAGCAACAACAACAAATGCAAATGGCAATGCAACAAATGATTACTGCTCATATTGCAGAACATAAAGCTCATTTATACAGACAAATGATTGAGCAGGAAAGTGGAGCTGAACTTCCAACACCGCCAGAATATACTCGTGAAAATATGGCGAAGGATGATGGATATGAATCTCTTGATCCTGATGTAGAAAATCAAGTGGCTAGAGCTCAAGCCCAAGCCTCTCAAATTATTTCACAAAGAAATCAAGCGTTGATACAAGCACAACAAAATCAACAAATGAATCAAGATCCTCGTATTCAAATTATGAAGGAAGATTTAAGACTTAGAGAACAAGAACAAATGGCGAACGTTCAAAATGATCAACAACGAAATATTCTTAAAGCAGAGGAAATTCGTTTAAAAGAATCAGAGCAACGCAATCAGGATGAAATTGATATTATGAAAATTAATACTGATAAAGAAATTGCAATGCAAAAAATGGCTGTTGATTCTAGTACAAAAACAAGAGCTATGCGTTCACAAGAAGTACGAGATGCCTCAAGGGCAAAATCAAATGAACGAATAGCGAACAAAAGGGAGAAAACCGATGGGAAAGAAAAATAAAGAAAAAACAGAAATTAATAAAGAACTTTGGATGATGAATGATAAAATTTATGAAACAGATCTTGATATTATGAAAAATATGGAAATAACTCCAGAACAAGCAATGATGGGTGGAGGTAAAGTAATGCGTTATTTTCATGGCGGAGGAGTTTTACCTTTGGATAATAAACATCAAGGACAATATGATATTCAAGTAAAAAAAATAAAAGGAAAAGGTAAAGTCCTATAGTGGATGTAGTTAAATTTATAAAGTTTTTAAAAACAAAAGTAGAGAGGGAACGAGAGTTGATATCAGATTCTCTTGTTGATGGTCGTATTCCAAAAGAAGATTACGAAAAAACTGTTGGCAAGGCTTCTGGTTTAAAAATGTGTTTGGATTTAATAAGGGAAAGTTCAAAAAATTTAGAGGATAATAATGAGTGAATTTTCGTTAGTTGAAAAAGAATTAAAAGATAAAAAACATCCTGTGGCTGTTGGTCACAGAATTTTAGTAAAAACATTAGATGTCGCAGACAGAACGAATAAAGGAATTTATTTGCCCGGAAAAGCTGTTGAAGATCATCGTGCTGTTGCATCCATTGGAAAAATAATCCAAATGGGTGAAGATGCATATAACAGAGATGATATGTCAAAGCCTTGGGCAAAAATAGGAGATTACGTTATGTTCGGAAAATATGCTGGACACCGTTTTAAATATGGTGATGCAGAATTACGAATAATGAACGATGACGAGATTCTGGCATTTGTGCCAGATGTTAAAAGTGTAAGTTAACTGCACTTTTTTTTAACCGTAGCAATAGCTACGCAATCTTTGGAGAAAAACCAATGCATGTAGTACACGATATAGAGGGTAAAGGCAAAAAACCTCAACGTGTAGTTGATGACGGAAAGGAAGAAAAACTAGAGCCGTTAAAGGCAGAAGTTCTAGAAGATCTAGACGAACAAAAAAATCTTCCAAAAAACGAAAATCAACAACACGAAAATATTTCTGAAATAGAATCGCAAGAGGAAGAAGAAGAAATAATTGCCCAATCTGACAGCGAAGAGGATGATATTCCTCAAACTGAAAGGAAGAAAAAGAAGAAAACATATCAAGATCGTATCAATGAGCTTGTTAAAAGAGCAAATGATGCTGAACGAGAAAGAAATAAGTTGTATACTGTTAATCAGTCTTTGACTGATGAAATGCAGAAAATGCAACCTGATTTTCAAAAAGCTCGTGAGGATTTGTATGAATCCAAGAAAAAATCAGCAGAAGATGCTTTATCAGTAGCTCGTTCTGATCATAAGACTGCTTATGAAAGTGGTGATTCAGATAAACTTCTCGAAGTTTCTGAAAAAATTGCTGATTTAAAGTATGAACTTAAAAATCTTGAGTCTTCTTCTAATAAACCGATTAAACAAAGCGTAAGTGAAAAAACAAGTGATGCGGTATCGAACACACCAAAACCACAAGTTGATCCGAAGGCTTTGAGGTGGTCACAAGAAAATACTTGGTTCGGAAAAGATGTAGCCATGACGGGTGCAGCTTATGGTATTGATAACCAGTTGAAGAACGAAGGATATGATCCTACCTCAGATGCTTATTATGCTGAGATTGATCGCAGAATGAGAGATGCTTTTCCTAGCAATTTTGCAGAGGATGAGCCAAGACAAGTTGTAGCTGGTGTAAACCGAGCAACTCGTTCATCCACATCTAAGAGAGTTCGTCTTTCTGAAGGTCAAATCGCAATGGCCAAAAGATTAGGTGTGCCAAACAATGAATATGCGAAGTTTGTAAAGGAGCAATAAAATGGTTGCAAAAAAAACTAAACAAACATCTCGTTCCCATACGGAACGCAAAAAAACTTATGTACCTCCTAGTAGTCTGGATGCACCTAAACCCCACTCTGATGATGTTAAATACAGATGGATAAGGGTTCAAGCCGCTGGAGAGGACGATCCACGAAACATAGCTAAACGGAGACGTGAAGGTTATGAATTTGTTCGTGCTGAAGAGCATCCAGATGAAACCTATGCCGTACATGAAAGCGGAAAATTTGCTGGAGTTATTGGTAGTGGTGATGTCGTTTTAGCTAAGATTCCTAAAGACCTCGTTGATTCAAGAAATGAATGGGTAAATACTCGTACAAAAAATCAGCAAAGGGCTGTAGATGAAAATCTTTTAAGAGAACAACATCCTTCAATGCCTATAAACCAACAAAGATCTTCCGATGTATCACATGGGCGTAAAAGCCCTCAGTTTGATGAATAGCATGAGGCTACTTTCATAATACGGTTAAATTTTATCCTAAATAGGAGAATTAAATGGCAAATGTTGACGCACCTAATGGTGCTAAACCGGTACGTCATTTGACAGGTGGACAAATCAGAGCTAGAGAATGGAAAATAGCTTCTGGTAGTTCAACTAGTATTTTCACTGGAGATTTCGTTAAGTTACTTAGCACTGGTTACATTGATGTAGCTGCTGCTGGTAATAGACTTCTTGGTGTTTTTGCTGGTTGTAAGTACACTGCATCAGATGGCACACCAAAATTCGCAAAATATTGGCCTGCTAGTACTGCTACCTTGGGATCTGCTGATGTAACAGCTTACGTCTACGATGATCCGCAAATTATTTTTGCGATTCAAGGAGACGGAACTGATGCATTCACACAAGTAGGAAACCTTGCTAATATCTTAGCTACTGCTGGATCAACCACTACTGGTCAATCCAAAATGGAGCTTGACACAAGTGATATTGGTACTGGGCCTGCTAACCTTAGAATTCTTGGTATCACTGATGATCCAAAAAATTCTTGGGGTGCGAACACTGAACAGGAAGTCGTAATCGTTGAACACGAGTTAAACGTACACACTGTTCGTGGCGATGCAGATGGAACTCCGGGAGTATAATATATGGCTATATCACGTTCACAACTGGCAAAAGAGCTAGAACCGGGATTACACGCCCTTTTTGGCTTAGAATACAGTCGTTGGGAACAAGAACACGCACAAATCTTTCAATCAGAGAATTCTTCAAGAGCTTTTGAAGAAGAAACTTTGCTTACTGGGTTTAAAGGTGCAGTTGCAAAAGCAGAAGGAAGTGCTGTAAGTTATGACACTTCATCTGAACTATGGACTGCTCGTTATACTCACGATACTATCGCATTGGCGTTTTCAATCACTGAAGAAGCGGTTGAAGATAATCTTTACGATACGCTATCAAAAAGATATACTGCGGCTCTTGCTCGTTCAATGGCTTATACTAAGCAGGTTAAAGGTGCTAATGTCCTTAATAATGGATTCAGTTCAAGTTATCCGGGTGGCGATGCGAAAGCATTACTTACTACTGATCACCCTTCACTTGAAGCTGGAGATTTAGCTAACGAACCATCAACTGCGGCTGATTTATCTGAATCATCCCTAGAAGCTGCTTGTATTGCTATAGGCGGTTTTGTTGATGACAGAAATATTCCTGCGGCAGTTCAACCTAGAAAATTGGTTATTCCAAAAGATTCTGCTTTTATAGCACAAAGAATCTTGAAAAGTGACCTTAGAGTTGGTACTGCTGACAATGATATCAATGCATTAAGATCAATGAATATATTCCCAGAAGGTTATACTGTGAATCACTATTTAACTGATACTGATGCTTGGTTCATTCTCACAGATCTTATTGGTTCTGGACTTAAAATGTTCCAGAGAAGACCATTAAAGACTGCAATGGAACCTGACTTTGAAACAGGAAATATGCGTTTCAAGGCTTCTGAAAGATATTCTTTCGGATGGTCTGACTGGAGAGCTGTTTACGGCTCACCGGGTGCGTAATAAAGTACGAATAGGAGGGGGAAATTTTCCCCCTCTTATCTTAATACTAGGATTAATCAATTATACCAACTGACCTAGCAGACAATCGTAGAAGCGATGGTATAATTTAACTACGGAGAATTAAAATGGCTAATACAACTTTTAGTGGTGCAGTCAGATCAGAAGCTGGTTTTAAAGTAATTAACAAAGCCGCTACTACTGGTGCAATCACAGAAACAGGAGTTAGCATTAACTCAACTGGACAACTAGTTTCATTAGGAAATAGAAAAATACAAACTTTTGCAGGAACTCTAGCATCAACAAATGCTGCAACTACAGCATACGGTGATGGTGATGTTCTTGTGGAATTGGGAACTCTGAATACAGACCACCCAGACGATTTAGTAACAGCTACTCAATTTTTTATTCATAAAGCATTGATTGGTATTACAACTGTTTCAGGCCCAACTCTTGTTGGCGGTTTATCTTTAAGTGCTACAAGTGGTACAGCAACTAACTCTGCTGTTTCATCTGGAACAGAAATTGTTGGAGCAGGTGTTGCATCTTTTAACCCAAGAATCTCAGCAACAGATTCAGTAACTGAAATTGATATTGATTTTGATGCAGCAGGATGTCATATATTTCATCCAAATATTAAATGTGCTATTGCAAGCAAATACTTATATGCGTTTGCTACTACAGCAGTTAATGCTGATGCAACGGCAGGTAGATTTACGGTAGAACTGGAATATTCAGTATATTAACAACAACGGCTAGGGTGTAACAGCCCTAGCTTTTTTTATAGGAGGAAAAATGGCAGACGCAGTTACAAGTCAAACAATATTTGACGCTGTTGGATCGAAACACGCCATAATGAAATTTACTAACATTTCTGATGGTACTGGTGAAAGTTCGGTTGAAAAAGTTGATGTTGCATCTTTAGCAAAAGGAAGAGATGGAACATCTTGTTCAAAAGTTGACATAGAAAAAATATGGTATGATATCGGTGGAATGAGAGTAGCTTTAGAATGGAATGCATCAAGTAATGTTGTAGCATTAGTTCTAGGTGGCAGTGCAGCAGCAGGGAATGTTTCAGGACACTTAAACTTTTCAGAATTTGGTGGAATTAAAAACACTGAAGCATCTGGATACGATGGTGATATTGACTTAACAACTCATGGACATACTAACCACGATCATTATACAATTATAATGAAATTAAAGAAAACATACTAGGATAAAATATGGCTGTTTCAGGAACTACATCTTGGACTTTGCAAGTTGATGAAATAATCGATGAGGCATTAGAACGTATTGGTGGTAATCCACAAACGGGAAATGAACAAAAAAGTGCAAGAAGATCTTTAAATTTAATTTGTAAAGATTGGATTAACAGGGGTATTCTGTTATGGGCTGTAGAAGAAAAATCACAGACTTTAACGAGTGGAACAGCAAGTTATACTTTAGATAGTGATACTATTGATATTCTTGATGCTGTTGTAAGAGAAACAGACGGATCAGACACAACAGATCAATCAATAGTAAGAATTAGTCGTGAAGATTATTTGGAAGTTCCTAATAAAACAGATAAAGCAAAACCATCTCAATGGTTTTTAGATAGACAAAGAGATGCTCCTGTTTTATATTTGTATCCTACTCCTGATGATTCAACCGATGCTTTTGTTTATAGAAGAAGAAGAAAAATTCAGGATATAGATGCTTCTTATCAAGATGTAGATGTACCAGATAGATATTTTCCTGCTTTGATTAGCGGATTATCTTATTATATGAGTCAAAAAAGACCACAAATTGATGTTAATAGAAGACAAGAATTAAAACTTCAATATGAGGAAGAATTTGAAAGAGCAATAACAGAAGATAGGGAGAGAGTAGATGTCAGAATTATACCAGAATTTGGATACTAATATTTGTAAAATATGTGGTCATTCTTGTCATTGTAGTGATGAAGAATCATGTTGCGGTGAACAATGTGAGTGTAAAAATTGTGATTGTAAAAAAGAAGAAAAAAAAACAATTGAATTTGAACCAGATTTTAATATAACGGTACATTAATATGGGTTATGCAAGAGGAAAATATGCTATGGCTATTTCAGATAGAAGTGGTATGGCTTTTCCATATACAGAAATGGTTAAGGAATGGAATGGATCATTTGTTCATCAATCAGAATTTGAAACAAAGCATCCTCAATTAGACCCAAAAAAACATGTTGCAGATAATGAAGCATTAAAAAATGCAAGACCAGAAGTAACTGAATATCCTTCTGCACAAATTCAAAATGGATATATTAATAATTTACATAAAACATTAGGTCATACAACTAAAACATTTGAGGGAACTTTTGGACAAGGATCAGCACAAGATGATAATGCATCACCATTGGCAACAGCTTTAACAATATCAGCAAATCTAGGATCAGAATCTGTCTCAACCTCATAGTATAAATTTATTTGTAGGAACACCAGCTTATGGTGGATGGTTATGTGAAGATTACTTCCATTCCATGTTAGAATTGCAAACTTTTTGTAGACAAGAAGAAATTCCAGTTCGTATACAAACATTAGGAATGGAATCTTTAGTTACAAGAGCAAGAAATACTTTAGTAGCAAATTTTTTAGATGATGAAAAAGCTACTCATTTATTGTTTGTTGATGCTGATATAGGATTTAATCCTCAAATTGTCAAAAGAATGTTAGATTTTAATCATGAGGTAGTTTGTGCACCATATCCAATGAAATTAATTAATTGGAGTGCTATCCCACAGCTAGTTAAAGACGATTTAGACTACAAAACATTAAGTTTACCTTATGTGTTAAATTTTGAAGACAAAGATAACGTAGAAGTTAAA